ACACCATCCTCTACACTGCCGCTACAAGCAATGGCACTTACACGCATGGCGACTTGTCATTTCAGCCAGACTTTAGCTGGATTAAAAACCGCAACAACGTAGAAGAACACTATTTTATTGACGTAGTTCGTGATAACACGTCAGTAACAAACACATTTTTGCGGTCTAACAATACCGCCGCTGAAGGTGCGGGTGGCGTTAGCGGAACGACATTTAGTGTCACAAGCACAGGATATGAGTTCGTTGAAACCAGCATCAACTCTGGTGAACTATACTTTAACGGCAGAACTTACGCTGGTTGGAACTGGAAGGCTGGCGGCACTGCGTCAAGCAACACCGATGGCAGTATCACATCGTCTGTGTCGGCAAGCCCAACTAGCGGTTTTAGCATCGTTGGATACACAGGGAATGGCACTAATAGTTCAACAGTAGGACACGGACTGTCATCTGCTCCTGAATTTGTAATTGTAAAGTCACGAAGCAACTCAAGGAATTGGGTTGTTGAGCATAATCAAGGTTTAGGTATGTACCTAAACTTGACTAATGATGGCGCAAGTGCTGGTTCAAATACAATGACGCAGCAATCATCAACAATTAGATTTGATGATTCTAGTGACGGTAACAGGTCTGTTAATTTTAACAGTGAAACATATGTTGCTTACTGTTTCCATAGCGTTGACGGCTTCAGCAAGGTGGGGTCGTATGTCGGAAATGGGTCCAGCGATGGTTCGTTTGTTTACACAGGCTTCCGTCCTGCGTGGGTTGTTATAAAACGATACGACAGTTCAAACAACTGGAACAGCCACGACAATAAACGTGGTCCGTACAACGTCAACGACTGGCGGCTTTATATGAATCTTGTCAGCGCAGAGGACAGCGGCGGGTCATACGGTGTGGATTTCTTGTCAAACGGCTTTAAGGTTCGCACAAGTGAAGCTGGCTGGAACGCATCTGGCGGTAGCTATATCTATCTATGTTTCGCCGAACAACCATTTAAATATGCCAACGCACGATAAGGAGTGAATGATGGCTTGGAAATACAATGACACATACATCCGTGCTGGACGCAGTTGGCAGGACAGTGACGGTATCACACATCCACGCAACTGGATGATTTGGTCTGATGAGGACAAAGCCGCTGCTGGTCTTGTGTGGGAAGATGACCCTGCATCGTTTGACAATCGCTTCTGGTGGGATGCTAACACTCCAAAAGAACTTGGTGACACGCTGTGGGTAGATGATAACGGCGATGCAATGATTGACCCAACGACAGGCGAACAAGGCGTAACGCTTGGCCTCAAGTCACAGTGGAAAGCTACCATCAAGGAACAGGCAGGTGGCAAACTTGCATCTACCGACTGGATGGTAATCAAAGCCAGCGAGGTTGCTGACTACACTGTACCTGTTGATGTTACGACTTACCGTGCGGCTGTGCGTACAGCAAGCAACACGATTGAAGCAACGATTGACGGTGCGGCAGACCACACTGCATTTGTAGCACTGTTTGATACACCGCTGGATGCGGACGGTAATCCAACTGGCAATGCACCCATTGCTGATTGGCCTGATGAACTTTAAGGAGTAAAGAAAATGGCAAACACATATACGTGGACATATCCACAACTGGACACTGCCCCCACCGAAGGTGCTTTGTCAGACGTAATCAAAACAATTCACTGGCGCATCAGTGCTGTCAGTGACAGTGAACAAGACGCTGAAGGCAACTACCTGTCAACATCAATCTACGGCACAGCAAGTGCTGGTGAAGCTGATGCAGATAACTTTGTTGCATTTGACAGTGTGACACAAGACTGGTGCAAGGCAAAGGTGCTTGAGTCACTTGGTCAAACAGAAGCCGAACTACAGGCAAATCTGGACACAAAGATTAGTGAAATGGCAAATCCACCTATCGTGGGTAAACTACCTGCAGGGTGGTAAGCGATGGAAATGACCAGCCTTATTGACATGTTACTTGGCCTTGTTGTGGCAGGTGTTGCATGGTTTCTTGCAGAACAAAACAAAGAGCAGAAGCGGATAAACATCCTTGTGAACAAGACACGTGAGGAGTACGCAACCAAGTTTGAATTGCGTGATGACATGAGGCAGGTCATGGATGCGTTGCATCGTGTTGAAGATAAATTAGATAAAGTATTGAGTAGGGATTAAGGTATGGCAATGTTTAAAGCATTTAAGCCTAGCGGCATGGAGAAGATAGCACGTGCCATGGGCTATTCAGGCAACATGCAAGGCTTTCAAGACTACCTTGCTCAAGACCCTATGCGTCAACAGCAGATGCAAGGCTACCAACAGAAGGCCATGCAGATGGCAAAGGGTGGTGTGGTGAAGATGCAGACGGGCGGTATCATGCAAGCCCCCGGTGCTGTTCGGCAGACTGAACTTGGCGCACGTGGAGGTGGCCCTTACGACAGAGGGCCAGCAATAAACACTGGTACTGTAGCACAGGGTTATGACCCAACAACGATGGACAATTTAATTAAACAAAGTGGTATGCCACCTATTCAACCCATCACAAAACCTGTAGAAAACACTGGTACTGTAGCACCGCATGCGCCTAATATAACGAGTGGCGAGTATCGTGGAATACCTTTTGACCCAAATGCTATGCGCATTCAAGAAGCATCAAAATCATTGGCACCAGAACAACTGGGACAACGCCAGCCAATAAGCATGGGTCAAATAGTTCCTGAATTTATTCCTGATACATCTAAAGTAAAGCCAGAAGACCAACTTCAGGCAGAATGGAAGCGTTTACAAGAGAGTGCGAGAAAAGCACGTGCTGAAGGATTTATGGGGCAAGTTGTTATGCCCGGTGAAGGAAGTTATGAAGATTGGAAACAACTAAATCAGTATGAACTGATGCGCAATCCAAATTTTACGCCATCTACAGGTCAGTCACTAGTGTCTCCAGACTACAGCGGCATGACCTACGAACTAGCACTAGCAAGGCAACAACAACTTGATGTGAAATCACCAGCAGAGGCTGCAGCTATTCAGGCAGCACTTGCACGTGGTCCACAACAACAACAAGCAACCACACCCGCTGCACAGACACAACAAACTAATATTGGTGAGTCTACTGTACAACGAATGTATCAGCCGGGATTACCAGCGGGTGGTGTGACACAGGCTGCAGTTACTCCTAGTGAAGCAGGTCAGTACGTACAACCCGGTGCTGGCACGGTTACAGGTGCAGTCGCAGTGCCTACCGCTATGGCTGCAACGCAACAGGCTGTTGCCCCACAGGAACAACAAGCAAATATAATGGAAGCTGCTACAGCCGCACCAGCCGTTGATGCGGCTATGAATGCTACCCAAGCTGCTCAAGGTACTGTAGACCCCCGCGCACAGGTTACAGCGGCCCAGCAAACAGCATCCAGTGTGGGGGACTTGACAGCAGCGCAAGGAAATGCTACACTAATAGACAATCCTGTACAGCGTCAAATACAACAGGGTGAACTTATCAGTGGTGCAGCAGCAGATGCCGCTACCGCTGCACAGTTTACTGAACAGATTCAAGCAGCACAAGCTACACCATCTACACAAGCAACTGTACAAGGACAGCTTGCATCTCTTACTGCAAACTTTGATGCTGGCAATCCACCTGCATGGGCTGCTGGTGCTATGCGTAATGCTACAGCACAGATGGCTGCACGTGGACTTGGCGCAAGTAGCCTCGCTGGTCAGGCAATTGTTCAGGCTACGCTTGAGGCTGCTCTTCCTATTGCACAGGCTGACGCTGCTACAGTAGCACAGTTTGAGGCACAGAACCTTTCTAACAGACAACAACGCGCCATGCTTGCCGCACAGCAACGTGCGCAGTTCATGGGGCAAGAGTTTGACCAAGCCTTCCAAGCACGTGTACAAAATGCAAGCCGTATTTCTGATATAGCTAATATGAACTTTACTGCAGAGCAGCAGGTGCAGTTAGAGAACTCTCGTGCTGCTAACACAATGAACCTCAACAATTTGTCTAATTCACAGGCAATGGTTATGGCAGAGGCAAGTGCATTGGCACAGATGGATGCTGCTAATCTTAACAATCGTCAGCAAGCTGCAGTACAAAATGCACAGACATTCCTTCAAACTGACATGGCTAATTTGTCTAATCAGCAGCAAACAGAATTATTTAAAGCACAACAACGTACACAAGCTATGTTTACTGACCAAGCAGCTACTAATGCTGCACGTCAGTTTAATGCTTCTAGTCAAAATCAAGTTGACCAGTTCTTTGCTAATTTAGCTACGCAAACTTCACAGTTTAACGCCACGCAGTCTAATGCACAGGCACAATTTAATGCAGGTCAGGCTAACACAGTCAACCGATTTAATGCTGAGATTAATAATCAGCGTGACCAGTTTAATGCACAGAACCAGCTTGTGATTGCGCAGAGCAATGCACAGTGGCGTCGTCAGATTGCTACTGCTGACACTGCTGCAGTTAACAGGGCAAACGAACTAAACGCTGCTGCAGTGCTTGACATTTCTAAGCAAGCATATGATAATCTGTGGAACTACTATGCTGACACAATGGAGTGGGCATGGACTTCGGCAGAGAACGATAAAGATAGACTAACACAAATGGCGTTAGGCAAACTGTCAGCAGAAACAAATAAGTCAATCCAGCAGCTTAAGACAGATGCAGAAGAAAGTGGAGCAATTGGTGGTTTTTTTGCAGATATTCTTACCAGCCAAGTTGGTGGAAGTCTGCTAGGAAAATTATTTTAAGGGACAAGGTAAATAACAATGAGCATTTATAGAGAACCTGCAAGATTGGCCATGATTCAGTTGCGTAAAGCTGCTGAAGAACAACCGACTAAACAAGTAAGCGTAGTCAACAAAGGTTTACTTTCTCCTAAAAAGATGGTACAATCCACAGCTGGTGATACTAGAAAATCAGAATCAGCGCGTGTGTTAGATATTATGAATGCTGTACGAGAAGCAATGAGTGGAGAAGTCTAATGGCGTTTAGGGAAATTTCAAGTTTTGATGCTCCAATTCCGGGGATGTCGCTTACTCATGAACTTGGTGCGCGTCCTTGGCAAACTCCTGCAGAATTTAATAATCTAGAAGAAGCACTGGATTATTACATTCCCCGTCTTACAGATAAAAATTACATGGGCAAGCTGATAGATATTATGGAAACAAAAATTCCTCTAACATCTATTGCAGACACACTTACTCTAGGTGGTGTAATGCAAGGGTTACATAATATTGATGTGGCAGTTCTAGTAAATCCCATTCTTGTAGAATTGATGGAAGGCATTGCAAAGAATGCAGAAATTGAATATGTTGTTGGCGACGATGAAGGCACGGAAGATACTCCCGATTTAATGATCGTTAAAAAAGCTATGAAAGATATTGATAAAATTGATATGCAAGAAGTAGCAGAAGTTGAAGAAGTCAATAAAAAATCGTCAGGTTTAATGTCGCGTAGAGGAGAAAACTAATGGCATTTCGGTTACAGTCGGCAATTGCTGGCGCGGCAAAAAAAGCAACAGAAAATTTGAATGAACTAGATAAAGAGTATCGGCAGAGCATTAAAGATACTGCAGCAAATCTAGCTAAAGAAGCTGCTGCTGTACGGAAACAACGTATGGCTGCAGTTACCGACTATAACAGACGTGCTAGAAAACTCAGAAATAACTATGAGTTGAGTGACGCACAAATTCAGACCCTGCTGTCCGGTGGTATAGAAGAATATGATAACTTTGAAAAGGCTATTACAGCAGGTGAAACTGCTGCTAAATTGGCTGATCCAGAAGCAACTTTTGATCCAAAAACTTTTGCACAAAAATTGTTTATTATGCCTGAAGCTGGTGTTACTGGTGACATTCTTTCTATCGCAGAACAAGCTGAGAGATATGCAGCACAAACTACTCCTGCTGCTTTGGACGTACAAACATTGGCATCTGGTATTGCGGCGGGTACTAAAACAGCTATCACTGGTATTGACACTGAGGATGTAACACAGCGTCTTAGAGAAGCTGCTGGCACGACATTGCCAACGGATTACACTGGTCCTGCTGCCGGTGATACGGGTATTCGTATGCAACGTCTTGGCGGTCTTAGTCCTACTGAGTTGATTGCCGCACAACAGGCTGCTGCTGAACTGAAACAAACAGTAAAAACTACAGAAAGTATTTCTGCAGATATAACCTTAAAAGGCGTTAAAGGCGATCTAATTAAAGCGCAAGCAAAACAACAAGAAATAATCAATGAGCAATTGCCTACTCAGCTAAGTGCAGAACTAGAGGGAACATATGCTTCGACAAAACTTAAAGAAGCGCAGACTCGTGAAGCGGGGGAGCGAAGTGAAAAAGCAATTCTTGAACAGACTAAACTTGCTGAAGAAATTGTGAATTACCAGACATATGGCGCAGAGAACGAACAGCTTGCTCTTGACTTGTTAGAAGCAAAGATTAACAAAGCAAATAGTCCTGCTGATCTGGAACAACTGCAAGCTACGTATCTTATGCAAGCATCTCAACTGGAACAAAAAGCAGCCGATCTATCAGAAGACGATCCTGATAAAGCAAGATTGATGGCGCAAGCAAAATCTACACGCGACCGCGCAAGCAATATTCAAAACATGATAACTGCACAAGACACTACGGCAAGTGTAGATTGGTCGAAGGGTTCTCCAGAAAGTAGATTTGCTGGTTTGCTTAAGACGAGTGTACAAGCTGCCAACATTTCCGGTTCTCTAAATTCAGCTGGTGAATGGCAGTGGGATTTTGCAAACAAACGTCCAGCATACTATACCGCTTTTGCTAACGCAGTAGATCAGTATGCAGAATTGTATTCTGGTAAGGGAAGTACGGGAGCAACTTCATCTGCTCAGAATTACGTACAACTAGATAATATTCTAACTCAGTGGTCTACTGAGGGAGAGTTTACCACAGATGTAGCAAATAGAAAAGCAGCTACTAAAACTACGCCAGCCGGAAATATTAATTTCGGAGAAAGAACACCAGCAGAACTAGCTGACTTGCAATCAGCAAATAAATTAGTGCCGGGAGATATTGCTACGATAGAGGACGCAGAGGGTGTAAAGCGCATAGCTATGTACAGCACTCAGGGTGATTGGATTTCTGCAGGAGATTTCTAGTGAGATTACAGGACAGACTCAATCAAGTGATGGCAGATACACTTGATGCAGAAACAGATGACGAATCCGTTCAGCCTAAAAAGCGACGTAAATTGCAGGATGTTTTAAATGAAGTTGAAACAGTCCAGCAATCGAGTCCTCTTTCTGTAACAGAAGACTTTACTCCCAAGCCCCGTGATCCCAACGCTCTGCCTCTTCCCACTGAAGAACTAGACTTATTCAATTATGAAAGAACCGCTGCAGCAGCACAGGCTGTTGGTGCGCCTATCGACGATGTATTATCGGACGAAGAGTTGCTGGTCGAATATGTGCCAGAATATCTTCGTCCTTTTGTGCGTGTGGTGGCAAAGGGTGCGGACGGAGCAATTGTCAAGCCTACTATTCGCAGCTTACGTTCTTTGAATGTCGGACTGACTGCAGCAGGTGAGACAACGACTGATGCTATGGCTGCATTTACACAGGCTGTGCATGACGGTATTGTAGAAGGCAGTGCATTTGAAAGACTTACCGGCTTGACCGGAAAAGACATCATACCGTTTAGTCCTACTACATCTGGTCGTAGATTTACGGGTGATTTGGTCGATCTTGCAATGGTAGCGGATGCACCTGTAGTTGCCTCTGCTGGTGCAGCTAAGATGGCTATGCAAGCACAGATGAAAGCACTGACAAAGCGACCTGACCTGATTGTTCGTGGACTTGATGTGCCATTAAAAGAAGGCACAGCATTAGAGACAGCAATAGATAAGCTGCAACGAAAGGTTTTGCCTGATGTGCGGGTTATAAAAGATCAAGATATGATAACACCAGATATGATTGCTCGTGCTGAAAAGGCACGGCAAGCACGTGAAGAATCTGGTGAGATGACTATCGGTGAGATACGTTCTGTTACACAGAATGTCCAAGATCAGAAACGCGCTTTGGCTAGGGCTAAAGCAAAAGAAAATGATGACATTCGTGAGTCAGTTATTCGTCAGTTTGAAATTGAAAATGAATTAGAAGCAGGTGCCATATCTAAAACGGTAGCGGGTAAAACCTACATCGACTACGAAAAGATGCGCGAGTTGGGTCTTGAACGGATTGATAATCTTGATTTGGATGATGACATTGCTTGGGATTTAGGTGTAGGTCCAGCGGGGTACAGAAATCCTGTGATGAATCCAGATAAACTGGATGCTGTTGTAGCCACCGTTGCTCGTGTAAGGGAGATGAAACCTGACGCCTTTAAGGGCAGCAAAAATGTAATGGAAACACTGTTCAGAGAAACAGTCAATAACAATTTGATTGCCTCAGACGAACTGCTAGAGATACTGAATGAGTATGGACTATCTCTTGATGACTACATACTTATGACAGTTGGTTCTGCTACTAAGTATGGTAAAGGACTACAGAAATTCTCCCAGATGGGTGAAGCAATGGGTAAGTATAAACTTGGTAGACCCGCAGGAAAAAGAGTTCAAGATGAATTAGACAGGGCCGAAACCCTGACTGACTGGCTACAGGGTAAGATACCGTTTTTCCCCGGAGTGAAGAAGACGGGACAAAATATTCGCAGAACAGAAAACGTAGTGCGAGGACTTATGGTGTCTGCTCTTGCTACGGCAGCCAGAAACCTAGAGTCTACTTTTATTCGTATGCCCCTTGAAGGAATGGTGAATCTTTTATCTGAAGGTATTATACGTGGAGTACGTGCTGCAGAAAAAACTAAGGCGGGTGACTTGCAAGGTGCTAGAGATGCAGTAATGGATACTGTAAATGCTTTTAATCCTCTCTCTCGTAAGAGTGCTATTGGAGATAGCTTTGCCTACTGGAAGCATGTAAAAGACTCGTTGAAATCAGACGAGTTGACTAAGTTCATTCTTGAGCAACCGGAAAATGCCGCCCTATTAAGTAGGTACAGAGATCAGATTGTTGAAGCGCAGAAGGCAACAGGTAAGGGTGAAGGTGGCATATCTGATTTTGTGTTTAACCCCATTGAAGATTTTGTTGACACTTTGAATGCTCCAAACCGTGCGCAGGAATTTCTCAGTCGTAATGCCTACTTCCTAACAGACTTGAACAGAGCATTGCGTAGGGAATGGGGTGTCAGTTTAGAGCAGGTAATAACAGAGGGTAAGATAAGAGAACTTATCAACGACTCGCCTACTCTGCGTCCTACACGGGGAAATAAACCTGCTCCTTCTTTTGCTGAACTAGCAACAGACGCCGTTGAAAGTGCGCTGGACAAAACATACGCTTCTCCGCCTAACTTCAAGCCTTTCAAAGAAGCACTTAAACTTTTAAATGCTATTCCGGGTAGTACCATAGCAATTGCATTCCCTCGTTTTATGTTTAAGGCTATGGAATATGTAGGTTCTGGTGTAGGTGGTGGTGTAGTACCTGCCCTACGCATTGCTGTTGGCGCAGGTAATACAGTAAAAGACGCTGACAAAGTAGCTAGAAACATAGTTGGTCTTAGCGCACTGTACGCAGCATACGAGTATAGAACATCTGAGGATGCACCGGAAGAGTATAATAAAATTGCTAACCCGGATGGCACAACAACAACAAACATTGACCCTCAGTTTCCTCTGGGTCCGGCTCTGTATTTAGCTGAAGCTAAAAAGCAATTGGACAATGGTGGAGTTGACAACCTTTCAAACTGGCTTTTCATGAACAGGGGACGAAATTTCCAGAATGGGATAAAGACTCTGACGGGAACGAACTTCAGAAACAATCAAACATTTGGTGACATTCTTTCAGATTTCTCTAACATGTTTGCCGAAGACAATGATGCTGCAAAATCCCAAGAAACGCAAAAGGCTTTTGGTAAGATGCTTGGCAACACTCTCACTCGTACCTTGCAACCATACAGTATGGTATTAGATGCTGAACGTGCATTGGGTATGCGCGACATGCGTTACAAGACATTCGAAGGTGAGCCTAATCTGTCGGGTGGTGGAGCATTCGTAAAAGGATTCATGTTACCTTTTGCTTCACGAGGTTACTTGAGCATAAAAGAAGAGGCGGATGCCCCCGTACGTAACTTCCCAATGCTAGGTGAAAAACGTCGTCTTGGTCCTACGTGGAAACTTGCTTTGGGTATCAACATTGAACAGGGCGATAACGAGTGGCAGAAACATCTGAAATCTCTTCAGTATACTGACTACGATTTTGCCTCTAAGTCAGGGATAGATATCATTGATAACACAATGAATGCTCTATACAATGAACTTCTTCCTGATATAGCTAAGATGTCTATGGAAGATGCGCCAGCACTGAAAGAGGAATTAAAAAAGGATGGCCGCTACAGTCCTAAAATTTTCCTTATGGAGCAGCGTAACCGAATCAATAACAATAAACGAGCAATCTTTGATTCCGTAAAAGCTGCTCAGTACAGCGGCTCATCTAATCCACCTTATGTTATGGCAGTAAATGAGTTCAGACGTATTACAAGAGATATACGGCTTCTTGCTATGAATGAATTATCTGCAATGAAAGCTGCAAAGGGAGAACCGCCTGTCAACTTAGGTGACATCGGAGATTTGCAAAATATTATAAGCATAGCAAAACGAAAACGCAAAGAACGATAATAAAAAAGGGGGCAATTAAGCCCCCTCTCTTTTAGCGCAAGCAGTCACACACTGTATGCACTAACCCTACTCCAATTATGTAGGCGATATACGTGACTACAATAGCCAAGCACACTCGCATGAACCACTTGCTCACCTATTGTCACCACTGCCCGACAGTTTACCTCGTTTCTTTCTATCGTGCAGCTTCTCCAAGTTCTTTTCCATGACATGTCCTAAGTCCATGCCCATCTCCTCTGCAAGAACGGCACAGTACCACAGGACATCTCCTATCTCATAGCCAATCTGAATCTTTTTCTCAAGGAACTCTTCCTCCGTGGCTCCATCACGGATGAACTTCTTAACCTTGTTGGCAATCTCCCCAGCCTCACCTGTAAGACCTAGAGCAAGATACTCCATAGCCTTGTGCTTCGGGAAGATTGCTGTCTCACACGCCTTGTCTTGGTAAAGCGTTGCTGTAATCGTACTCACTTGTTTCTCCTTCATCCACTGTTTAGCTTCTTGCTCTAGGCTCATCCTGTTTCTCCAAATTCTCAAAGTAAGCAGTTTCCCATCCACGTTGCCACTCCCGATACGAAGTGGTGTTCTTGCGCAATGGATTGCTTACCTGATGGAAGCGTCCGTTACGACGCTCCACCATATTAAAAGCCCTGTGACCGTCTTCAAAGTTTTTAGCCAGACTTTTGTTCACTCTGTAACTCCTTACTAAGTTCGTTCATTGCATGTACGTTAAAAATATTGATTGCCTTTACCCTATCAATCTTGAACCATTCACCTCTACGCTCATCGGCAAAGTGGGTAAATGCTTTGTGCATTTCCTTTTCTTTAGCATGACGATCTGTCGTTGTCAACGTAGCAATGATGGAGTAATCACGAAAGGGTGAAGAAGTTTGATATCCATTGAGGCGATCCTCTGCGATACTAGCCTTGCCCACCTTAACCCACTCAGGCCATGCGTCATTTATAATGACATAGACTTCGCCCTGAGTTGTGCTTTCAATCTTACTGTGCGACCATGCATCATCCAGTGACTTGAACCGTCCGGGTTTATGTAGGGGATGAGACTTTGGGATATACTTACCGTTGACAAACATACGAGTAGTATTTTTACGTGCGTGTGATTCTACACGGCGACGGTTGCCATCTCCGGGCTGAATATACCACCACTCTCCATCTTGAAACAATGCCTCTTGCTTTGTGTAATTAGACATATCAGCCTTCTTAAACTTTTCCATCAACATTTTGCTTCTCCTTTTCTTTCAGTTTTTTCCACTCTTCGTAACTTTCGTGATGGCGAGGTGGGTTAAACTGGACCCAATCCTCACCTTGTTTCCACACTAATTTACTCTGCTGCTTTTTCTTCTGGCTCATTAGACTTTACAGAATTAATTAGTGCAGCACTGAAGGCATCTTCTGCAGCCACCAACTGGTCAAGGTTAAACCTTGCTTCAGCAATACGTGCTTTCAAATTACGGACCTGATTCACAAAGTACTGCGACTGCTCACCAAGATCATCGAAGTCGTACTCCTCATCATTGATCATAATTTTATTTTGTTCTGCCATTTTCATTCTCCTTTTCTAGTCGTTAAAATAATTTAATAGAAGGTCCAGTCTATCTTCATGGACAGCCATCTTGTCAAGTTCATCTTGAATAGCTTCCATGATATCAGAATGTTCTCCTATACCTGCAGGGTTCTTCAAGTACACTTCTATGTTAGCAGTGTGAAGTGCGACATTACCTTGTGCATGTTTGATTAATGCTTCTACGATTTGCTTTCTCATAGTTTATCCGCATCTTCATTAAACGTGCCATCTGGCAATGCACTCTCAAGTGCATTCATATTCATTGAGTCAATCTCACCGTAAATATTCAAGCACTCTTCACCCCAAGATGATTTATTCAGTGTCAAGTCTTTGCAGTAAGAATACAATGTACTGAATGCAGCAGCCGCAGCCGCTACATCCTTTGTGTGTGTGTCAAATTTAATCTTCATTTTCTACTTCTCCTTTCATCCAGTTATACTCATCGTTATGTTTGTTAATGGCTTTCTCAAGTAGTGCTATTAAGCCTTCGTTAATAAGTGCTTTCTTAGCTTCATCATCACACTCAAATACTACAGTCGCTGAACCATCTTCGTGTTCTGTTACTTCATGTATAGCAATCTTTCCTACCATTGTCAACTCCTTTCTTATGCTGCGTCCAAGTCTACTACCTCACACACACCAGCAGTACAAGCCAACTCACGCCCACCTGATGTAGTGTCCTCCTTCTCAAACTCTTGCAGCTTTGACCAGTCAATTGACTTAGGCATTTTCTTTAGCATAGCACCATACTCTTCAACTGTACAGTCTTGATAGGGGGGTTGCTTATACACATGGTCATCGTGGGGCAAGAAGCTAATACCAGATACGTCATCAAAGTTTTCATAGACCCAAGCACCTACCTCAAACCACTCATGTTCTTTCACAGTAATGGTAACACTAGGCTTATGCTCACACCAATAACGCTGATACGTAAGCCACAACTCAAGCTGTTCAATAGCTGTCATGTCTGTGCGTGTCACTGCTCCTTCTGGTGACTTCATAGGGAAGCTAAACACTGTAGTGCTTTCATGCTTTCCATATGCATCAGGCTCATTAGGAACACCCTGCGCAATCATGAACTGTGTCAGTGGGTCTTTGTTATCACCGCGAACAGTACGAATGTAGTAAGGATTGTGTCGTGCATGAATGCCACTGGCACTGTCTACAAGCTGTGATACTGTACCACTAGGCTTAACACAAGTAATGGCTGCTGACTGTGGAATACCAAGCTGTTCAGCAATTGCTGCATTTGTTTCTACAGCAACGTCACGTAGACGCTCAAGTGTCTGCCCAATGTTAACACCAAGATGTGCTGACTTACCTGACAGCAATTGATTGTCCATAATACCTGTCAGGGATACACCCAGCAAACGCTCTTCTTCTGTGTTCTTCTTCCAGATGTTCCGAAGATACTTGAAGTTAGTTAGCGTTGCTTGGAATGTACCCAAGATAGTGGCAAGACGAACCTTCTCAGACAGTGACTGCTGAGTATCTGATGCACGTGCTACTACCTCTGACAGATTACAGAACTGGTATGGACGTAGGATAATTTCTGAACAAGGATTACATCCAAATTCATGGTCAGCATCACGGCGTCCATTCTTAGCTGCCTGTTTCTTAGCTGACTGGCGATTGAAGATACCACGCTCACCTGACTTAGATTCGTACAGTGACAGCCACTCACGCATGAATGTACCCATCTGTGGCTTCTCTTTATACGCAACACTGTTGTTTGCAAGTGTACGTTGCCCTTCATACTTCCACCAATCACCTGACTTAGCATGTGCCATTTGATCATCGTTCAGATTAGACAGGCTGATGAGTGCGCTTCGTCTGACACCACCAACGACAACAACCTCACCAATCTTACACATGATGTCATGACATTCAATTGGATATAGTCTACGTCCTGCAGCACCTTTAAACTTTTGAATGACAAACTCAAACAGTTCTTCCAGTGGGGCTGGGCCACTTGCACGACCACCAAATGTTTTCAACCGTGCGCCAGCAGGACGAACCTCACTGACATCCCATTGTGGCACTTGCCCAGCATACAGCATGGCAATCAACTCACGCAGTGCCTTTGCCCAGCCGGGGCGACTATCACCTACCTTGATTACTGTATCGCTTGCCTCAAAGTGTTCGTTCACGATAGGCAGTTTGTCCACTGCATTACGCTCAACGGAGAAGCCTACGCCAGTGCCACACATAAGAATATACATAGTCTCATCGAAGGCACGTGGGCTGTCTACTGGAACATAGGAACAGTTGTAGCCACCCACATGGCAGCGGTCAAGTGCAGGGCCAGCAGTCATCAATGCTCTCATGCTTGGCATAATATCTTGGTTAAGTACAGCTTCCTCAAGTTCAGCACGTAGTTCATCGGACAGTGCATAGTTATGCTTTTCAGCAAGATGATTCTCCATATAATCAAAGTATCTCTGTACTGTTTCTGCCCATGTTTCTCTACGCTGCTCATCTTCAATCCAACGTGCGTACCGTGAAGTAGCGATAAATGTTTGGTAGTCTGTAGGTAAATAATTATTCATGTCATCACTCCGTTATTGTTTTTATAGTGCGTATATCTGCACCTTCTATATCATAGAAATACTCATGTATTCCATCCTCAATTTCCTCCCCAACTTGTCCATCGGCAGGTATTGGATATTCTTCTGGGTCAATGTCGATTGTGATATATACTTTAACTCGCATTGGCCATTACTTCCTCGATCAACTTGTCCAGATACCACTTGGCTTTTTCCAAGTCCTCAAGTGGCTTGTCTTTATAACGATAACGCCACACATATTTCATGATATTACCTTGAAGGTAGTATTCAAACCCATCATCTGTAGCTGCGCAAATAGCTTGAATACATTCAATGCCTGTAGCATTGTAGTGAGGCGGGTTGTTTACCATATCAGATTGACCAGATACTTGCTGATCCTTATCCCAGACCACATCTTTCCATTGCTGTTTCATCTCAATCTCTTTCATTATCCTGTTATAGTCTGTCATCAAGCACTCCCCTTTGTCTTGCTACCAAAACTCAGATGCACCACGTTTCCATCTTCCTTAGTGACAATCACAGTATCATCTTCTTCTAACATATACTCACTGTCTTTGTCAACAACTTCCATAACATATGTATGTACAAGATTACGAATACTTTCATCCTGTTCCATAATTGGGACAGTGGCGCACATCATCTTACAGAAGTGCATAACCTGACTGTATCCCTCATCATCAAGAGGGTTGCCAGCGGATGATATAATAGCAATGTCAATCTCTCCTGTCCACTCTGAGTTATTTACAGTCGGACGAATCCTGATTACAAAGTCTTCATCTTCTATGTTATCAATGTCCATGCTCTATCTCCTTTTCACTTTGGTTCCGTTAAACTTGATAAACTTAGGGTGCTTGTTCTTTCCCTTTTCTTTAAGCCAATCTTCTGGAATGATACGGTCATAGTACCTAAACCCATATTTAATACACCACTCGCCGTAGGTTGACTTAGCACCCTTGCGCAGCTTTCTCCTACTATTTTCAAACACAAAGCGAATGTCAAGTGTCGGATGCTGCTTCTTGATAGCAAGATGTTTGCGTCTGTCGGCAGCAGTGAACATGCCCTTCGTCTCAATGATGATGCCGTTGTGCAGCACGAAGTCTGGAGTATATGTGCGGTAGGCTAGGTCTTCCCACTCAATCTTAACTTGCTCGTATAGATAGTCAATAGAGAGTTCATCAAGATATATAGATACCTTATACTCTAGTCCACTCCTATATCCATATTTCCGTGCTGCACGGAATTGTTTTGCGTTAGGCATATTCTTCCGCCAATGATACATAGGCTACAGTCTTAGGCTGCTTTGCCTGTGATGCTACTGCAGGACGTTCAGTCAGTCCGGGCCAGCAAGCGAAACGATAGCGACAGAAGACACAGTTCTGATCAAGTACCCTGTTGCCTGTCTCCTTGCCTCTGAACTTCTCAGGCACAGAATCGAAGCAACGCTTGAACTCGTTTGTCTCCAGTGTCTTGGCTGTTTCCTTGATGCGTTCAACTTGCTTCTCAACATCAAGTCCTGTAGCTGGCACGTACTTGAACTCACCATTAGCTTTGTTCACAACCCACCATCCACCGGCACGTTTGCCAGATGCCTTCGCATACCCAGCAAGCTGGGACACGTAGCCAAATGGATCACCTATCCTTAGAGTGTCAAATGATTCAAACTTGTTATTGTAAGACCAATTAGACGCTGACTTAATATCATCAACAGCACCATCAATAACAATATCGTAGGTGCCAGAGAGGGATGTATCGTCATCAAGGTCAAGCGTAACTTTCTCATCATCTTCATATTCCACTCCTGCTTCTTTGAGTAGTCCCTTGAAGACAGCTTCAACGATGTCTCCAAGCATCATGTTCATCACGAATGTTGTCGGTAGAGGCAGTGCTTTCTCTGGTTCATTCTTGTCAAACCAAAGCTGACAAGTCGGTCTACCTACGTTAGACATACGCAGACCAAACTCATCACGCTTATTGCCCCCACCGAACTGGCGTCCAAGCGCATCCATAACATCAAGACCTACTTGTTTGATAGTCTCTTGTGACATAGTAGACTTACCATTAGCAGCATTCTCCATGTATTGATGTAACGCCAGTTCAGCAGGGTGGTTCATCATGCTACCTCATCTTCCTCAAGATCAATCACACCTTCAGTGATTGAGATGTCGTCATCATCGTCATGCGGATTAGCTTTCTCTGCATATGTACTGATGATGTACTCATTGTAGTTCTGTACCCATGCCATGAAGTCGGTGAACAGTTCTTGATCAGACTGCTCAATTTCAACAATGTTAGTAAGGTTGACCGTAGTCACAGGCAAAAAGAAGCTACTTCCATTAGGCAGCTTACGTTCCTCAGTTGCTGCACTGACTACATGCTGGATGGGCAGACGCTTTTGCTTTGCAAAGGTAGCGAACACTTCGCCCCAGCCCTTGAAGGCATCACGGTTATCTACTTCCCAAATGAATGGGGTAACATCCACATCCACTGGATTACCCTGATCATCAGTAGGGTCAACCAGTTCAACGGTGCCAAAGATTACACGTACTCGTTTGATCTGCTTAATCAAGTCCTGTGTCTTCTCAGGCAAAGCCTTAAAGTCTTGGATGTAGCCAGCAGGTTTACCGCAGTTGAACCCACCATCATTATCCTTGAGGTCGATGTTCAAGTTATCAGCCATGACAGTCTTGATGTAACGATTAGGTGTGCTACCTGAAGCCATCACGAACCGCTTGTACATAAAGCGTTGCATGTATGGGCGGATGTGTGCCGCAGAAGCGTAGTAGGTTGGCCCATCTGGAATCTCCAGCTTGTATTGTCCACCTTCTACAACCTCCACGTTTGCCTTCTTGCCATTGACTTCGGCAATACCCATGATGGGTGTGTGATGGATACGCAGACGGGCAAGTGTACTAGACTTCTTACTGCTACTCGTACCCTCATTGGCAATGCCCATAGCTTTAGCCATTGCTGCATAGTTGTTAGTATCAATTGTAGTGATCTCGTTCATGTAATTTATACTCCTTCTTTCGAGTCAGAAACCATAGTTATATCACGACACGTCTTTCGTGTCAAGCCAGTTGGGGCCAATTTTTGCCTCAAGTTCTAGTGGAACATTGAACGCCAACCCCCAACGTATAGCGATCAAGTCAGGCAATGCATTGTTAGTCTCCTGAATTAGTTGGATAACCCTTTCTTCTTCATCAGGATGAATATCAATTACAATACTATCGTGAACAGTATTTACCACACAAGACTGCATACTGTCAAGTAGTTTATCAATGTGCAGAAGAGCAATCGGTACGATATCTGCTGTAGCAAACGACTGCACAGGGTAGTTCTTGATCTGTGTGAAGTTAGTCACACGGCCACTAGCCTTACGTACTACGTCAGGAAAAGCGAACTGCCTACCAGACGGCGTGGTAATATACCCTGTGTTTATAGCCTCTTTAGCCAGTCTGGAATGCCAATCTGCGACCCCTTTGTATTTGTTCGTGAAGTGCGTGTAGTATTTTGCTTCCGCTGGTGTTCTACCAAAGCCTGTTGCGCCATAGAGTGGAGCAAACGTGTGCGCCTTCGCAGTCTGGCGATCCGTAGGTTGACCAGCATCGGTAATAACCTTCGCGGTGTATGCGTGTACATCAAATCCAGTAGAAACTTCCTCAATTGCAACTCCATCCTGTGATAAAAATGCGGCAGCACGAAACTCTAGCTGTGCAAAATCCGCTTCCATAATTTTGCCACCTTCAAAGCGAGACACAAACACCCTCTTGACAGGAAAGGTACCACCACGTGGCATGTTCTGCATGTTAGGGTCAGCACCAGACAGGCGTCCTGTAGCTGTGCGATGCTGTAACAAGCGGACGTGTAGTTTACCATCTTGCTTTGTAAACATTTTAATGCCCTCTACAAAGGAGGACAAGTATGTGTCTACAGCAGACAGTCGTCTGACTTTGGACAGGAAGTCAACTGCATCCTCCATACCCTTGGCACGTGCTGCACCTTCCAGTGTCTCAAGGTTCTGCTTGCTTGTGCTGAACCCATTGGCACTTGCCCACTTGGGTGACGGTGGCTTGAACTTGAGGCCAGCAGTCTGCTGTATAGGCTGGAACAGATAACCTTGTGCATCGCACACCTTGCAGCGACTAGGCTTGGCGAAGGGTGTCCCATCCTTCTTGACCTTACGTACATAACCTGTGCCGTTACACTCACGACACTGCACTGCACGTGTCTTGGAGAGGCGGGTGGTATGTGCGCCAACCAAACTGCGGAAGGAAGTGTCATCCATGTATGGATCAACCTGTGTTGCCCAGAACTGCTTGTCATTTACCTTGCGGCTGTAGATTACCCACGACAATTGCTCCGGGCTGTTTAGATTGATAGGGGTATCCCCCATCAGCTTACGTACATGCGCTTGCAAGTCGGCAGTAAGCTGATCACGTTCCTTCTCAAACTCAACCCGCACATTCTCTAGTGCGTTCTTGTCCACTGTAAATCCCCGCTGATAGATACGAGACAGACAGACAGCAACCTGATTGGTCAGGTCCACTGTACCCATGAGACCGCTGTCCGCTGGTGTATTAAGACGATACATCAACCTGTCTGCCAGTTGCTGTGTAGCATGTAGGTCAGCAGACAGATACTCTGACAGTTCATCAATAGGAATTGTGCGTGTGCTATATCCCTTCCTGAAGTATTGCTTCAGTGTATCCTGCTTCTTGGTGTCAAGATCGTACCGTTCAGCACATGCTTCCAGAGACAACGGCTCCTTGACACCACGCTGTAGGACATACTCAGCCAGCATTGTGTCGAACACAGGGCCATCATACTTGAAGCCACTCTCCCACAGCCACAGAAGATCATGTGCAGCATTGTGCATGATCAGAACAGTAGCATTGTCAAGCCACTTCTGGATAATAGAGAAGCCACCAATGGTAGGTTCACGATCCTCATGGTCAAAGATGATCAAGTCTTCCTGTCCCTGATCAGTGAGTACACCTACCATAGTCAGACTATTGTCTGTCTCGAATGGATCAAGGTGCATCTTGCCGTCACGATGGGTGACTGTATTTTCTACGTCTAATGTTATCTTCATCCTTCATACCTCGCTGTCAAATAGTCTAGTTCACAGTTTACCATACCGTGCCAGCCATTCAACTTGTTTTTTACAATGTTCATATGTCTCAGTGGACTATCCTCTTCCTGTCCCTCGACAGTCGGAGACTTACCAATTAGGATCATCAGGTCAGCCTCTGCTGCTTTACCTGTACGCGACCCTTCCATCATGCTCTGGTTTAACTGTGACCTACCCTCTGCCTCTGCAGAAAGCTGTGACATGTAGAACACAGCGCAGTCATACGCTTTGGCAATCTGCCGTGCATGAATAGCACACGCCTTAAGTGCCTCATCTTGTCGGGCGAAGCCGCCCTCTGCCTTAAACTTGTCACCCATGTCAAGCACGAGAACGTCAGGGCGATAGGTCTTGGCCACACTCTCTACCCAATTCATGTCACGACCAGATGCTTCCTTGATCTTAATGTTATTCATCACTGGTTCATACAGTGACTTGGCCTTGGTCATATTCTCCTTGACCTCACGTGCTGACATACCAGCGGCAGCCGTCAGGTATCGTGCGCCAACACGGTGTGTAGGTTCCTCGTTACAGAGGATGACACACTTGGCACCCTGATGCGCGAAGCCATTTGGAGCAGCGATCAGGCTGGCGTGGAACGATGTCTTGCCAGTGTTAGGACGTGCGCCTACCTCAATAAGCTGACCAGCACTGACGCCCTCAACCTTACGTGCAACGCTAGGTATATTGAAGGACCAACGTGCTTCCAGTTCAGCCTTTGCCATCAGTGTCTCTATGCTGATGTCATCCCATTCGATGTTGAGGTTGGGTGTGAAGTCATCTCCATAACGCTCAAGCAGGTTACGTAGTGTCTCCATTGTACCGCCTGTACCACTCACCATGTCGAAGCCAATGTTGGCAATATCCTCACCCACTACCTTCTGAAACAGCTTAGACAGAACCTCTTGTGCAATGTCACTGCCCATCGGGGCTTCGCGTTTGAGTTGGGCAAACAGACTGTCGAAGCCTGTCTTCTGTGCAGTGGTCATCGTGGGATGAGATGACAGGAACAGAGCCTGTACTTCATCCGGGGTGACACTACGATTGTAGTGGTCCATCGCCTTGTCAATCGTCTGCTTTATCTTGCGATTGTCTGCGCTGAACAGTCTGTCAGGACACTTGGCACCACGATGGTCATCGTAGAACCCCTTGTCCATCAGACTTCTTAGCATTGATACTTCCATTATCTATCTCCTATGTCGGCTAGGTTTTTCATATCTGTTGTATTACGATATTTCAAATCGTCTGTCAAGTAGAGGACACGAACATTATCCACGTGTCCTCTCAATTCTTTTGCCATAATCAATGTCTTGCGTACTGCGTCGGGGTCCAGTGCAATGACTGCTGTTGAGAACTGCGTGAGATACTTCTTGTGTGCATCTGACAAAGATGTCCCAAGCACAGCAACCCCGACAAAGTTACCACCACCAACCACAGCGGCACTCACGCAGTCCTCAACAACTACGGCGACTTTACCACAACCATGAGCATATGGCAAGCCACTTTTTCCATACCTGCGCCATTTAGGTAGACGCTTACCAAGCGCACGGCCTGTCGCATCTACAATCTTACCCTCATGCTTTATGGGAAAGACAGCGCGGTGTTCCCGAACATCATATAACAAACCTAGTTCCTCTGCGTCAAGACCATACAGTTCTCTAGCCCACTCAGATACATCGTAATTGTATGGTACAAGGTAGGTAGGGACATCAAAGGCATAGTCGTCTGCGAATCTCTCAACATCGGATAGCTGTATACGAATATCATCCGCAGACATATGCACACGTGTACCACCCTTGAGATTGCAGGACATACGGAAACAATTCCATACCAGTGATCCCATGTTGTTGGTCACTGTAAATGTACGTTGACCACAGTTAGGACACTTAGTTCTCACTGTAGTTCCTGCTGGTACATTCATATCACTTACAATGTTATATATATTATCCATATATACTCTCTCCTGTGCGGCAGTTAAGTGCTTTTACCATGTATTTTACGTGCTGTCAATGCAGTATTTGCACTTTCATATGTATTTTTCATGTATGGTTTTACTGACTGTGGATTAGCATGTCCTGTAACCGACATGATTTGTGCCATACCGACACCTGCCTCTACCATTTCAGTTGTGCCAGTACGACGTAGGTCAGATAGTCGCAGTTCATTTGACAATCCTGCCTCATCCATCAACTTACGTGCGTGTAAAGGCAACTTGTACTGGCTGTAAGGTATATAGCTACCACCAATAGGCTGTGGACGTGGTGCAATATATTGTTGGAACCCAAAGTCTTCATGCTGTTGACGTAACATATCAAGCAAGTCATCATCAATAGGTAGGAACACTTCCGCCCTACGCTTTGACTGCTCAATATGCACACGCGCCTCATCAAAATCTATAGCATCCCATGTCAGTAGACGCATGTCACCTACACGTTGGCACCAAGCGTACGCCATGTGTGCAATCAGCCCAATGTTACGTGTGCTAAAATCGTCATAGGCTACGTCTAGCAGCTTTCTTATATCATCCCTACCCCAAAGCACTTTACGTGGCGTGGACGAGCGTCTACGAACGATAGAGAAGGGGTTAAGGTTACAATGCTCCATCCTCACTGCGTAATTAAACAGGATACGTATGGTAGACATTATATGATTAGCGAATGGAATACCTCTGTCACACCACAAATCATATAGTAGCTTGGCTTGTTTCGTGGTGATGCTTGCATGGTCTAGAGAACCAAGGCTTGCACCATCTATCTTTGTCTCAAATGCGACACGAAGAAAGTATTGGTACGAAGCCTTAGTTTCGTCACGCAAGTTCTTGAAATCATGGGATAAATAATATTCATCCGCTATTTCCAGAACAGTCGTCATGCTATGCTGCCCTGACAAGTGACCGGAACTGAGCGGTGTTAATCCACTTGGTCACATCAAACTCACGTCCAAGCATTGTCTTTGCTTCTGTATCGTTGCCAGTCTCACGCAACTTGAACCCATTACGTTCATCAGCATAGGTTGCATAGTTGGTGAAGGCAGAGTAGAGGGACCATAGGTTCTGACCACGAGTCACCACTTCCTCACGATATAGGGCGAACATCTTTTCAGCTTGCTTGTCATTCTTCATGATGCTTTCAAGCAGAGCCTTGACATCCACATGGACCAATGGACTTTCTGCCCACCTTTGTAGCTGTTCTGTCCTAGCATAGAAGTTATTCTTAGATGCACTAAGTTTAAGGATGAATGATTCTATATCAAAGCCACTGGTGTTCTTACGTTTAACCTTGTCATGCTCACCGATAATCATCCCATTGAGGCAGAAGAAATCAATCGCCCCAAAGATAGCTACGTTTGAGCATGTACCGTTCACCCCATGCAAGGCGATGATACGCTGTTGTACCTCAGTCTCATGGCGAGTGGTAGTGATCTTGGCAGATACGTTAGGCAGACGAACATCCATGATGGCCATGCCATTGTTGTAGGCATCCTTCCATGTCACTACAGCACCCTCTGTTTCATGAGGCTGAAGATGCTCAGTCATGGTAGCAGCTACCTTGCGGAAGAAGTCACCGTGGTTCTCGCATTTGAAGCCATCACCGACGATGCCAATGTACTCATCAGTGTTTCCATTGATGACATACTTCTGTCCATTCATTTTGGTGTCCTCGTATTTCACAGGGAAATCAAGGTGTTGTGGTACGTCCACAATCGACGGGTTTATATAATCAAAAGGCATATTTCTCTCCTCTATTCGTTAAGTGATAGTGTGTTATACTACATATGTAATATAAAGTCAAGTCAATCCCACCGATAAAATATATGATCTCCAATTTGAACAATCGGTGTTTTAGTTTCTGCCCATTCAGGCAGGACATACGTTGCATGATAATGCGTGGCACCTTCAACAAAGTCATCTAGGTTGCCATAGTACACGCCATGTGCAATACGCATGGCTGTTTGCCAAGCCTTATCATCTTTAACCTTATCTGATTTGCCATCACAGTACCAGCTAAACTGGCAACGATGACGCACAGGGAAGTCAGGCTTCCATGAGTAGGTTGGACCTTGTGTAACTACATCACATACATTGTCAGGATACCTATTGTCTTTCACTCTATTCATTACCACTTGGGCAACCGCAACCTGCCCAATGAAGGGCTGGTCACGTGCCTCGTGATACACGTTGAGTGCTAGGCACACAAGTGCTTCAACAAACATTAGTCATCATCCTCTTTCCATCTCCTTTAACAGTTGTGAAATGTGGTCATTCAATACACTAATTGCAGTGTGTATGTGTCCAGTGTCTTGTGGTTTGATAAGTGTACGCAGGTACTCTATCTCATCAAACAGTGCAGACACATGATTTGCTGTTGCTAAAGGATTCATATTTTTCCATTTCATATTTCGCTCTCCTGTTTGACTAACCATCTTGGTATCTCCCTCAGTTTGTATTTACCGCACCACTCAGTCGTGTTGTACTTCCACCGATAATAGTTTCGATATGCTTCAATCGGCCACAACTCATCTGTTTTAAGATGGTCATTGCCTTCACCAAAACACTGCGGATGTTTAGTAATTTTTCCATCTGGAATATGTATAGCAAGTTCTCTGAGCCGTGGCAAGAGCAAAGAACATTTGTGTACTTTGCCATAACGCCGTGTGTATTCACGCGACATCTCATCTAGCATCATCCAGCTATACACGTAGTTGCCACGTGTGTCACCTGCCCACAAAGTGCAGGGATGCTTGGCGTGTGCCTTTGGGCCACCTTGCAAGCCTTCAATGTCAGGTACATAACGCTTGACAGCGAAGGATAGCATCTGCGCTTCTTCCAATGGCATCTTGACAATGTGCTTGTCACACAACGACTTAGCAATGCCAGCAGGGTGGTGGTCAATCAAAAATCTGTTCATCATCATTCTCCTTTGGATACCATACCTCTACATCACACTTACAATTAGGGCAGTGCAGGGCAGTCATCATTGAATAATATTCGTTTTCGTGGTCAATGTCAAAGTCACTGCCCCAGATAAGTTCTGTGTTACAGTTCCAGCAGTTCATGTGTCAGTATCCTCTGTCAACACCCACCCATTCTGGGCAGAATTTGTCTGCCAATTATCATTCACCCATATGCAGTCATAAACTACACAGACAAACTTTCCTGTGTCTTCATCTGCCCATGCGTTCAGGTCAAACATCCTGTCACCAATCTGCACACCAAACCAGTCCTCGTCACAGCTATCTGCCATAGCATCAAATACAACTGTGTCGTAGTAGGCAGTTAGATAGCCACGTTCATAGTCAGATAATACAAGGTCACTCATCGTATCACTCCCAGTACCCAATTCTCTGCACAGTCTTCTGCGTATTGCTCACTGTGTCCAGTTATCTTACGCTCCTCAATGATAGCCTTGTCAGCAATCATCAACACACTATACCCATCATCTTCCTTGAACACAACAGCCTTTCGTTCAGGATATTTGTCGGGTGTTCCATAAAACTCATGCAGTATTGTCATGCTACTTCCTCCTCGTACTCAGCTATACGTTCACTGATACCAAAATACTCGTCTAGTTCGGGGTGGTGTTCAGCAACACTCTCAACATCATCAATGCACCAGTCATCTCCATCAATGTATTCACCGATATACATCCAGCCTTCGTCAAGGTAACGTGCGTTGACCTCAAAGCCCATGTCTACCAGCTTGTCATAGATAGGAATAGGTGGCGACCATGCAGTGTAGAAATCCAGTGACAATGTGTTAGCGTCAAAGCGATTGCAGTATGTTTCGTACACATCCCACTTGGTACCCCAATTCTCCAGACGCCATTCATACCAGCCTTGTGGTTTATAGTCATCTGAAAAGCCAGATATCTCTAGCAACTTCTCATCCATAGGGATAAGTGTCTGGCATAGAGGTGTGTCCTTTGTGTTCATGATGTTGTAAATCATGTCAATCTGCTGACTGTCTTTGTGGTACAGTATTACACTGTTGTCTGTATGATTAGGCATTGTTCACTTTCTCCTCTATTGTTGTGTATTAATTATGGATATCTTCTGTTCATATGGTGTGCGACACTCTGCTGGTCAGGTTCGTCGCGGTCAAACCAATAGTCCAGCAGAGTGTACTTCACACGTTTAGCATTGGCGCGGATCACTTGTGTCTCAGTCATCCGCCTCTTGTTTATCCGCTTGGTGCGGAATTTGTCTGTCTTCACTCGCATTCTTATCCCTCTTTCTATTGTATTTCTTTTTGTTTGGCACAACCTGTGCGCGTCTGCGGCTCTGCATCATAGCTTTTGCCACAGGATTTACTCTAGTGATGCGGTCACTCATTGTCAACCCCTAAGTTCGTAGATCATCATCCTCAATTCGTCTTGGTATTCCTGTACCCTTGACCAGTCATCATCAGACAGACGGTCTATCTGTTTTTCTGTCAACAGGTGATGGATATTATACAGGTCAACGATGTCACCATTGGGATAGCGTTCCAGCCTAGCAAAGTCTTGTCGTTTCATATCATCACCTCTTTTGTTTTAATGTACTAATATATAAGCGCAGGGCGGGGAAGTCGCATCTCAAAACGTGCAACAATCACCCGCCCCACTTCGACAGGCTTTCGTTCTTCTTCAGACCTACTAACCTGTCGCAACATCCAAGGCTGTCCACGAACGCGCGAACTACACCAAGGAATACAAACCGGTGGGCAGTTTAACGACACTTGCCCAAGGTCGGACGACCGGATGCCATTCAGACCGGTAACAGACTAACACTGTTTCTAGTGAAGGCTTACAGTGAACGCCCACCTGTGTCTTATTTACAGTCGTTACAGGCTTAACCGTGTTTATACTCACTCGACTATTAGGTGGGGCAGTGATCGTATCACACGCCCCTGCCATCCCACTACAATCTGGGTTGGCCTATTCATATCTACTGGAATCAATCGGGCCACTAAGCGTCTGCGTAGTGTCAAGATATCTCAGATATTCTATCACTTCTGACAGGTCAAGATAACCCTTTACATCAGGTTCACCCTCTACAGACACCTCACACATATGCTGGTCAACATGTCCATACGCTCCGCCTTCACGTCCTTTGCTATTCTGAATGATGCTCACTTCCCTGCCATCGGGAAGCTGTAGCTTGATAATGTTATGTGGTATAGTCATACCTCACCTCACTTGATGTTGTGAATGCGACGCCATGTCACCCATGTAATCGCTTGCAATTCAAACGCTTTCAGCGCACGGCCATTGACACGTGTGCGCTTGGCGGCGGCTACATATTCCGCCTGTAATGTCCTGTATTCCTTGACACCGATATTGGTCTTGTCATCTGTCAAGCCTATACGCTCACCATATGCGATGTTTCGCGCATGTCCATCAATGGTGCAAGTGTCATCACCAATGATGTTGCGATAGAAAGAGACAATCTTCTGGCCATTGAGTATATCAATGACGCCATCATGGTCAGGCATTGCCTTGAGTATAGACCATGCTTTTTGTTTCATCTTGTGGTATGTGGACACTTTGACACTATCTATTCCATCACCATTGACACGAGCCGTACATAGATCGCGCGTATTGACAATGTTTCTGTCCCATTTATTGTTGGGCGATAATGCCGCACAGACACCTGTCACAATATGGACAGGCAGGTCTAAGTCAATGGCAATGCGGGTGCAATCACGAAATGCGTCAGCATACCAGACAATTCCATCACGTTTTTCTTCTGGCGTAGCCAGCTTGTAGATGGCAAGGATGTTTTCTGTAGACATGTTACACCTCCGAATTTACAAATTCAATGGCAAGGGAAACCCAGCCACCAATAAATGATGCAACCCCACCGATTACAGACACAATCCAAATCCAGTGTCCTGTTTCTAATGCAGCGATTGCGGCAAACACTGTTGCAATGGGAGCCAAGGTCAGCATAAAGACCAAGCCCATAAATTCCATCTTGCTCATGATAGTCACCTCTTGTGTGGTATGGTTAGGGGGAGCAATGCCCTACGAATAGAGCATTACCCCCACGAAGTCAAGCGGATTTGCGATGCGCGGCCGCACCTGTCGGCGCACACGCAAGTTCAGCAATGTCATCAATCTTGAATGCGCCAAGATCAATCGTGTGGTTTTTGCGATCCAGCGTCTTGTCAATACCGGTCAGCAACATCTCGAATGTTGTGATCGAATTAGACAAAATGCGGGTGCCAAACTCGTCTTTAATCTGACGTGCCGCATTACGGCTGGCCCTGTAGCAACGCATCTTGGACAGCTTTTGTCCCGTCTTGCGCTTGTACTTGGTAGCAACGCGAGTGAATTTGTTCTGGTTGTGTTCAGACAAATTCTGACCGGTCAGACCGGTGCCTTGGAACCAGTAGCCAACATTGACATTGATATTGATAGCTTGCTTAGACATGATATTCACCTCGTGGTTGGTTAGGTTATGGGTGTGACATTACACCCCCTAACAACACCTGTCAAGAGTGTACCGGCGACCATGCTTAACTGCCCCGAAGGACTAGCGCACTGTCGCCGGTATCTTGTCATAATCCCGATTTTCACCTGACTTGCTATCGTCAGTTTTTCACACCTCTTGCGTCAGCGGCATGTCCAAGGACAGCTAGGGCATCTGCGGTCGGTATAGATACTTGTCGGGTTTTCGTATAGTTAGAGTGCTTGTTTCAGCCACACCCTGCCAAAGTTTATAGTTCGCCTTGGCCTACAGTACCCGCTACGCCAGCCTGTAGTTCATGCTTTACGCCCTCTTCACATTGACCACCCCGGAGATTTTAACTGGGCCTTGTCTTGTCATACACCTGCCGCCTTGGTAGCATGTGCTGTGTCAGGATAGTTTCCCAGCCTTGACAGACTCCGGTAGCCTACGCCCTGTCCACGTTACAGTGTGAGTTCGTTTCTTTATAGACGGCTGGCCATTTATCGCCACCACTTTAGCCGTCTTTAGTCTTGGCCACTTTATAGTCGGATCAATTCGCCTTCCCGACTGTTCTTTTAGTCTATTCTAATCGTATTCGATAGTCAAGGGGTTTTTTATTTTCGCTTGCTATGTGGGCAACCCCTAGCCTTACAAGCTACACCGAATTTTATTGGCCTATCGGTTTACCTTAGTCTGTATCACATAGACCCGCTGGCCACGTTTGCAAGCTAAAACCTTGTTATCTCACCCCTAGGGCTTTGTAGCTGGTTTGTCGCTGTTTGTTCTGCGATGATTTGATTAGACACGAAACTGATTTGAAACACAACAAAAAAGATTCTTAATGTTTTCAATGGCTTACTGATTAACCTATTGAATTTATTGATAAATAAAAATGCAGACTGATTGCACTTTTTTTGAATATGTAATGTTTTCAAGGGGATAGGATATTTTTCTTTTATATATATAAAGTGTCATGTGTTTGTTCTGTGTTTGTTCTTGTTGTTTTGGTGCATCGTCCTTTCATCTGTTGCAGAAATGTCACATCGTTGCTTTTTTGCCACATATTATATCGTCAAATGATAGTCAATCAGTTATCTATTGACAGAATGTCTAGCCATTTCAAGGTGTTAGCATTGCTTTGAGACATTTTGCTGGCAAATCGGGTGAAATGGCGGCAAGACAAAGGAAAATCAAGAGGGTAGGCAGGGGCCACCGCCGGGTATAGCGTATATGTATACATAGAAATACACAGATCAGTAAAATTGAGTGTTAACCACAATGACAACTGACACTCATATATGCACAAGTACTGCACAATCTGCCTATTTTTTAGGCAATTGTACATTAATTTGGGTGGATTTGCATTTTATGTATTGACACGGTACCCGTAATCTGGTATAATTATATAAACTAAACGAACATACACTATAAGTGATCACTTAAATGTTATTTAGTAAAATTATAAATACACTTAAATGGACACTTAAGTGATGCGAACTATCACTTAAAGTGACAATAATGAAAGTTTTTTCTTGACAATGGCAAAGAAATCTGTAAAACTATACACAGACAATGTACTTGATGCATTTTATCATGCTATCCGTACCAACTCCCTAGATAAACTTCATATCCCACATAGTGATGTGTTCTTTGTGCGTAAGGCAGTTGAGGCTCACTATGGTCGTTCATTCTCTTTGAAGCATGTAGAGGACGCAATGAGAGCAGAGGGATGGAAAGAACCTAGTGAGGAATAAAAAATGTTTGAAGCATGGGTACTGGTTTGTATAGCGGGGCAGTTAAACCAATGCATATCCGCTAGAGACACTAGAGGTCCGTATGAGACTATAGAGCAGTGTCAAGACCGTACAGTTGAAATGTCCGCATCCATACTAAACACAATTCCAAATCATATTCCTGTAGATTCTAAATGCATTAAATTGGGAACAGCAACGTAATGGCTATACCTGAAAGAGTAAAAAACAAGATGAAGGAGGAAGGGCTGTCCGGTGTGAACAAGCCTAAGAGAACTCCTAATCATCCAACGAAGTCTCATTGTGTAATGGCATCAGAGGGTGGTAAATATAAATTTATACGCTTCGGTCAGCAAGGCGTTAAAGGTGCTGGCAAGAGTCCTAAGACAGCGAAGGATAAAGCACGTAAGCGTAGCTATTACGCACGTCATGATGCACAAGGTAAGCCGACCACTAAGCTATCAGCAAAATATTGGTCGCATAAAGTAAAATGGTAGGAGATTAAGATGTCTGACATGAGACCTTCAGAAGCAATGCGGATTATGGAAAATCCAGAAGACTATACCGTACAGGAGCGTAAGGACGCTAAACGTGTACTTATGGAGTATGGACCTAAAACATCTAAGGACAAGACAGGTGGACTTCGTGTAGATATTACACTGCCTACGCCAAAGCCAAAGCGTAAAGCTAAAGGTGGTTATGCAAAGAAGTACAATAAAGGTGGCTATGCTAACTGTGGGGCATCTATGAAGCCTACACAGAAATCTACACAGAAAATGGGATAAGTAAGATGGCTACACTTAAAAAAGCACCCGCTGGTAACAAAGGTTTGAAGAAGCTGCCTACTCCTGTGCGCAATAAAATGGGCTACATGAAAAAGGGCGGTATGGCGAAAAAGAAGAAGTAAATGGCAAAGCAATATGCCAACAGCTTCATGAAGAAGAAGCGTATTCGCCGTCCGGGTGTTCACAAAAAGAATGTGAATAAGCGGAATAAAACTAAAACTTATTTTGGATAAACGATGAGCATTACAAGCTACCCAGATTATACACGCCTGACTAGCACTGGCGGTGGTAACATTGTTAAGTTTGATAACTCTACATTGGATGCCTTTGGCAGACTGCGGGTAAGTTCTCCATTTACGCTGTTTGACAGTCAGAATAGATTTGAATCAGATAACCAGTTTGATACTGGTCTGACAGGCAGTGCAACTTTTAGCCACCTCCCGAACGAAAGTAGCTGTGCGCTTTCTGTGACTACAGCATCCGGTGATGAAGTCATACGTGAAACAAAACGTGTGTTTCCTTACCAGCCGGGTAAGTCTTTGCTGACACTATGCACTTTTGTGATGGCTCCAACGCAAACTAACTTGCGCCAGCGTGTTGGATACTTCGGTGTTAATGATGGTGTATTCTTTGAGTTGAACGGTACAGACAAACGGTTTGTGCTGCGTACATCAACAAGTGGTAGTTCCAGTGACGCACGATACGTTACACAGGCTGATTGGAATGTAGATAAGTTGGACGGCACTGGACCAAGTGGAACAACCTTAGACATAACCAAGTCACAAATTTTTATTGCAGATTACGAGTGGCTAGGTGTTGGACGAGTCAGAGTTGGTTTTGTAATTGATGGTGAAATCGTAGTTGCTCACGAGTTTTACAACGCTAATAATTTAGATGTTGTCTACATGAAGACTGCCATCTTGCCAATCCGATACGAGATTACAGCTACTGGTACTCTTTCTACTGCCGCTACTATGAAGCAAATTTGTAGCACTGTTATCAGTGAAGGGGGCTACCAGCAAGACGTAAATGAACTTACGGCACAGCGTGTATCACCCCTTACCACAATTGGACTAACGCCTAAACCCCTTGTGTCTGTGCGTTTAAATTCAGGCTCTCTGGATGCGGTCGTACTTCCACAAATTATCAAGGTATTGCCGACTACTGGACAGGACTATATCATCCGGCTTGTTCGCAATGGTACATTAACGGGTGCTTCGTGGAATACCGGCACATTTACCAACGTGGACTATGACGTTACTGCCACCGCTATTACGGGTGGTACAGTATTGCAAGTTGATTACATCACCAACACGGTACAGGCTGGTAGCGGTATTGACAATCCAACAGGCTATAAGTGGTCCCTTCAACTAGGTAGAACACTTGCTGGTGTAAGTGACATTGTGACCCTTACAATACAGACAGCGGTAAGTGCTACACCTTCAGGGGATGCAATAGGCGCACTTGTATTTTACGATTTAACCAACGGAGCATAACATGGAAACAAAAAACCGCACCGTTGGATTAGAACTGACAACAAGCAATCAAGACATCTACACTGTACCATCAAACTATGAAGCAGAGGTGGACAGTATTTTTATCAGCAATGCCAGTGCTTCAAAAGTTACATTTAGCCTAGACTGGTATGACAGCCAAACTACCACATACTACACTATTGCAGAAACTGTAGACATTGAAGCTAATTCAATGGTTCATATTAACGATGACCCATTCTGGCTTTTTAAGAATGATAAACTGCGTGGCCTTGCGAGTGCCAATAGCGCAGTAACTGTCATTGTTAAACTTCGTGAATCATACATGCCCCAGAGGAGTTAAGGAGAGATGCCACTCACACCTAAAGGAAAGAAGATTAAATCTGCTATGACCAAGCAATATGGGGAGAAGAAAGGTGAGCGAGTTTTCTACGGAGCAGCACAAAGCGGCAAGATTAGCGGCGTGGAGAAGGAACAAAAAGAATACAAGAAAGGTGGCAGCGTTGGAAAAACTAGCAAGAAGAAAGTCGTTAAGAAAAAGAGCAAGAGTAGAGTTAATGAAGCTGGCAACTACACTAAGCCAGCATTAAGAAAAAGATTATTTGAAAAGATTAAAGCTGGCAGCAAAGGTGGTAAACCGGGTCAGTGGTCAGCACGTAAGGCACAGATGCTTGCACGTGAATATAAGGCAGCAGGAGGCGGTTATAAGTAATGGAAAAGCAAATTGTTGGCGCTTTGATGGCACTGCTTATGGCTCTTGCTGCGTGGAATATGAAAACAGTAAATGACCTGCAGCTTGAGATGCGGGAAGTTATGGTAGGACATGCCACTGCAAAAGATATAGAAGAGTTACGGCAGGATGTTTTACGGTTACAATGGGTCTTACATGACAGGGCTGTAGATAAATGAGATGGAACATGTATTCCTGCTATTTGTATTTGTAGGCATTGGTGAAGAAAAAAGATTAGAGAGCAGAGATTTATATTTTAAGGATTTAAAAGAATGCGTCTGGTACGCACAAACATTACATAAACAAGGGAGTGAGATTACAGCATATTGTCTTCCCAAATACGTTAACCCCGGCAACGTAAGGATATACTAAATGGACCCCATTAGTGCGATGGCAACCGCTTCGGCGGCTTTTAATACTATAAAAAAAGGTTTTGCTGTAGGCCGTGACATAGAACAGATGGCGTCTGATTTAGGTCGCTGGATGGGCGCATTGTCTGACCTAGAGCAAGCAGAAAAAGAAGCAAAGAACCCACCCATCTTTAAAAAGCTGTTCGCTGGCACATCAGTTGAACAAGAGGCTATGGAAGCCTTTGCTGCTAAATCAAAAGCAGAAAAGCAAAGAGAAGAATTAAAGACGTGGATACAGTATACAATGGGGCAGTCCAAATGGGATGAACTCATTCGTATGGAAGCTGATATCCGCAAACAACGGCAGCAGACTTTATACCGCCAACGAGAACGTAGGCAGAAGTTTATGGAGATTGTAGCAATAATACTAGCAGGTTTGATTGCTACAGGATTACTAGGCGGCTTAGTTTATTGGGGTATGGCACGTAGAGGAATAGTTTAATGGCACTCAAAAGCCCACAAAAAAGTTTAAAAGCATGGACAAAACAAAAGTGGCGCACTAAATCAGGACAGCCTTCTGCAAAGACTGGAGAAAGATATTTACCTGAAAAAGCAATAAAGTCCTTGACAAGTGCTGAGTATTCTGCTACAACTAAAGCTAAAAGAGAAGGTACGGCAAAAGGACAGCAGTTTGTACGCCAGCCTAAATCTATTGCAAATAAGACTGCCAAATTTAGAAGAGGCATGTAATGTTAAATTTATTGATTGGACCAGTCACTGAACTGGCGGGAACTTGGTTAAATGGAAAAGTTGAAAGCACTAAAGCGCAGGCTGCAACCAAAGTGGCGAAAGCTAAAGCGGAAGCTGTCATCATGGAGAAAAAGGCAACAGGCGAGATTGATTGGGATTTGGAAATGGCTAAAGGGTCGGCTAACTCGTGGAAAGACGAGTGGCTAACCATACTGTTTAGCATTCCTTTGATCCTTGCATTCATTCCCGGCATGGAGGAAGTAGTTGCAAACGGATTCGCACAACTGCAAGCAATGCCTGAATGGTATCAATATTCCTTGGGAGTTATCGTTGCGGCTTCTTTTGGGGTACGTAGTGCTACAAAATTCTTTGGTAAAAAATAATGTATCCTATGTGGCAAGCACACAATCGCACAACGGAAGAACAGGCGAGGAAAAATCGTGACAATAGTAATGGAAAGAGTTCTAGCGTGGAAACTGCTCCCCCGCTTGATGATGATTATGATGTCAATATCCGCTTGGCGGGTAGTGGAGTGGTTTATGACGTTACCAGACCCTACAACACAACAGTCCGCTTTAGTTAGTGTTGTTACTGGTGCAATGACAGGTGCATTTGCAGTCTGGATGGGGCATGAAAAATGAAATACAGTAGAGCCAATTTTATTGATAAACTAATAGCGCATGAAGGGTTGGTTCTAACTGTGTACCAAGATAGCCTTGGTATTGACACTATTGGAATTGGTAGGAACCTAGAAGACCGTGGCATTAGTAAAGAAGAGTTAGACTACATGGACATACCAAGTATGGATGTAGTTTATGAACATGGTATTACAGAAGCTGATGCACGGTATCTTGCAGAGAATGACGTACAGATTGTCGAAGAGGAACTTGTAAGATCGCACCCTTGCGTAGACAAGCTAGACTCTGTGCGTCAACTTGTACTGATGGACATGGCTTTTAACATGGGTGTGCCACGTCTACTGAAGTTTAAAAATATGTGGAACGCTATCCATAATGAAGATTTTCCTAATGCAGCAAAAGAAATGCTTGACAGCAGGTGGGCAAATCAGGTAAAATCACGTGCAGTGAAGTTAGCTAATGCAATGCACAATGGAGCATTTTAATGTGGCCCTACACAGAGGATGAGAATAAATGGCTAGGCAACTAACAGAGAAGCAGCAGAAATTTCTTGCTGTACTATTTGATGAAGCTGGCGGTGATATGGTTACTGCCAAGAAAATGGCAGGATATGCTGACACTTCTAGCACTGGCGAAATTGTTAAAGGTCTTAAAGAAGAAATACTTGAGGCGACTCAAATGTATATGGCACGTAATGCGCCGAAGGCTGCAATGGCTATGACAGGTGCGCTGTACAATCCAACTGAACTTGGTATTCGTGACAAGATGTCTGCAGCCAAGGAACTGCTTGACCGTGTAGGTCTAGTAAAGACAGAGAAAATGCAGGTAGAGGCATCAGGTGGTGTTATGCTGATGCCCCCGAAAACACCTGTGGAGGAGGAAGACTAATGTCTCAGCGAAATCGTGATAAAATCAAAAGCCTGTTCTTTCGTGATGACGGAACCAGCAAACTTAAAATGCCGAAGGAGACGTTTTCGGTAGCAGCAGGAAAGTTTGGCAAAGGTAGTAACACACTTAGTGGTATTGCCGATACTTTGGGTGTTACCTTGAAGTCCCTGCAAAAAGAAAATCCGCAGATTAAAGACGCTAATAAAATTTCTGCAGGTCAAAAGATTAATGTTCCTCTTCGTAAACAGACATTTGTAGAAAAGTATGTTCTAGGTAAGAAGAATAAACCGTCCACACGCCGTGTCGTGCGAGGTGATGGTAAAGAGGATACTATGGCCGTAAAGAAGGGTGCAGAGGGACGAGTCTACGAAGGTATGTCAAAATCGGACATGGCTAAGATTACGCTAGAGAGAAGTCGTGGTGGTTCTATCGACTATCGTGAAGGCGGCATGGTTTTGTCTAGCAAGGACAATCGTAAAAAGAAATGACTAGAAGCGTAGGCAAGTGGAAGCAAGCGGCGGCGTTATGCTTATGCCACCTAAAGCAATTGTAGAAGAGGATGATGACTGATGACAGATGTTGTTGAAGAAGCTATTTCAGATAGAAAAAAAGAGTATAAAGAAAAACAAGGAGAAGTTGTAACTAAAGAAGATTATAATTCTTATAAAGAAAAGTTTTCTTCTGAAAGTATGTCAAAACCTCTATCCTTTAGTGACTACAAAGATATTGCTAGTTTTTATGGTAAAAGATTAGCTAACGATGCAGACCTATCTATTATTGCAAAAGCTGGAATTGACGCAGATAAATACCGTAAACAAAAAACAGCAAGTGGAAAACAAGATTTTCGTAAAGGTGGCATGGTTCTGTCATCCGTGGACAACCGTAAGAAACGATGAATAGAAGCGCAGGGCGGTGGAAGTTACCACAGCCAACAGACATTAAAGAAGAAAACGAATGGGTGCAGATACCTCGTATTGCAAGGACTGTCCCATTTGGATATAAACAAAACGAAGAAGACCCCGACATTCTTGACCCAATAAAAATTGAATTAGATTTGCTTGAAAAAGCTAGACAACACGTAAATCAATATTCGTATCGTGAAGTAGCAAATTGGCTTAGTGCAAATACAAATAGATATATATCTCATGTGGGATTAAGGAAACGGTTAGCAAATGAGCGACAGCGTAAGGACCAAGCTAGAAGCCTCCGCAAGTGGGCAGAATATGCGGAAACGGCAATCGCCAAAGCGAAAGAAATCGAAGAAGCAAGAACCGGCGCAAAAGCCAGCGGTTGAGATACAGGAAACTGCAGCACCTGAATATGAAACTAGCAGCATAGAAGAACATGCTAACGTACTGTTTAAACCTAATCCGGGTCCACAGACAGAGTTTCTTGCAGCAAGTGAACGTGAAGTTTTATATGGTGGTTCAGCAGGTGGCGGCAAGTCTTACGCTATGTTGGCTGACCCTCTTAGGTATATGGGGCATCCCGATTTCAGTGGATTGTTACTTCGTCATACCACAGAAGAATTGCGAGAACTTATTTTTAAGTCGCAGGAATTGTACCCAAAAATCTGGCCCGGAATTAAATGGTCAGAAAGAAAGATGCAGTGGACTGCACCATCTGGCGCAAGGTTGTGGATGTCGTACCTCGACAGAGATGATGATGTGTTGCGTTATCAGGGTCTAGCATTTAGCTGGATAGGGTTTGACGAGTTAACTCAATGGTCCACACCCTACGCATGGAATTATATGCGTTCTCGTCTACGGTCCACTGCGCCTGATTTGCCTATCTTTATGAGGGCTACAACTAACCCCGGTGGTAGAGGGCATCACTGGGTAAAGAAAATGTTCATTGATCCCTCGCCATACAATAAAGCGTTTGAGGCTACGGACAGTGAAACAGGAGAGGTGTTACGGTACCCAGCAGGACATCAGAAGGCTGGAAGACCTCTTTTTAAGCGAAGGTTTATACCCGCACGACTTTCTGATAATCCATACCTTGCGGAAGCAGGAGATTACGAAGCAATGCTTCTCTCCTTGCCAGAGCAACAAAGAAGACAACTTCTTGAGGGTGATTGGGATATCAAGGAAGGTGCAGCGTTTACTGAGTTTGATCGCCGTATACATGTTATTGAGCCTTATGACATTCCTAATAATTGGGTTAAGTTTAGGGCTTGCGACTATGGTTACGGTAGCAAGTCTGGCGTTGTATGGTTTGCTGTCGCACCTGATGAGCAGCTTATCGTATATAGAGAATTATACGTGTCAAAAGTTTTGGCGACAGACTTGGCAGATATGATACTGGAAGCTGAAGCAGGAGACGGCAATATTAAGTATGGTGTTCTTGATAGTTCTCTTTGGCATAAGCGTGGCGATACTGGTCCTAGCCTTGCTGAGCAAATGATTAGTCGTGGGTGCCGCTGGCGTCCATCAGACAGAAGTAGAGGTAGTCGTGTTGCTGGTAAAAATGAAATACATAGACGCTTACAGATAGATGAATTTACAGAGGAACCTAGACTTGTTTTCTTTAATACTTGCACAAACATCACGGCCCAACTTCCCGCCATACCGCTGGACAAGAAAAACCCAGAAGATATCGACACTAATTCAGAAGATCACTTGTATGATGCGTTGAGGTATGGTATAATGTCACGACCAAGGTTTAGTATATTCGACTACGACCCAACAGGGCGACCAGCAGGTGGTATGAGAATGGCTGACGCTACGTTTGGTTACTAAAGGAAAAGAGCATGGATGAAGATGAAATCATGATTGAAGACGACGCTATTGCGTTGGAGGATACAGACGATTCTGTCGAGTATGATGCAGATGTGTCTAACATTATTCCTGTTATCATGGAAAAATATAAACGGGCAGAAGACTACCGCTATCAAGATGAAGAGCGTTGGCTAAAAGCCTATCGTAATTATCGCGGTCTATATGGACCAGATGTTCAGTTTACTGAAGCAGAAAAGTCTCGTGTGTTTATTAAGGTAACAAAGACCAAGACTCTGGCAGCTTATGGCCAGATTGTAGACGTATTGTTTGCTAATAACAAGTTTCCTCTTTCTATTGAGCCTACTGAGTTGCCAGAAGGAGTAGTAGCTGACGTACACTTTGATCCACAAGAGCCGGAGCAACTTCGTGGTGAAACGGCATTGTCTAGTCCCTACGGTTTTGCGGGTGATGGACAGGATTTGCCACCGGGTGCTACGGCTAAATCTTTAATGGACCAGCTTGGACCTTTAGCTGGTAAACTTGAAGGTGTAGAAGATAAACTAAAAGAAGGTCCGGGTAAAACACCAACTGCAATTGAATTTAGCCCAGCTATGGTTGCAGCTAAAAAGATGCAAAAGAAAATACACGACCAGCTTGAAGAGTCTGGTGCTAACAAAAATTTGCGTAGCAGTGCATTTGAAATGGCCCTGTTTGGTACGGGCATCATGAAAGGTCCGTTTGCTACAGATAAAGAATATCCTAACTGGAATGAAGACGGAGAGTATGACCCGTTGTTTAAAACTGTGCCACAGGTAAATCACGTATCCGTCTGGAATTTTTATCCAGACCCTGACGCTAATAACATGGATGAGGCACAGTTTATTATTGAACGACACAAAATGTCACGGTCTCAAATGAGGCAGCTTAAAAAGCGTCCTTATTTTCGTAGTCAAGTTATTGATGAAGCCATTCAAATGGGAGAAAACTATAACAAAAAGTATTGGGAAGACGATTTGTCTGACTATGCACCAGAACATGGCATTGATCGTTTTGAAGTTCTGGAGTATTGGGGTACTGTAGATACAGAACTACTTGAAGAAAACAACGTAGATGTTCCAAGCGAATTAAAAGATTTTGATGAACTGCAAGCTAACGTCTGGCTTTGTAATGGGAAACTTCTTCGCATGGTCCTTAACCCATTTAAGCCAGCACGTATTCCTTATGTAGCTGCACCATATGAACTGAATCCTTATAGTTTTTTTGGTGTAGGCATTGCAGAGAACATGGACGATACACAAACGCTAATGAATGGTTTTATGCGTATGGCAGTAGATAATGCGGTATTATCGGGTAATCTTATCGTTGAAGTTGATGAGACTAACTTGGTACCGGGACAAGACTTGTCACTTTATCCGGGTAAGGTGTTCCGTCGTCAGGGTGGCGCGCCGGGTCAAGCTATCTTTGGGACAAAGTTTCCCAATGTGTCTAGCGAAAACATGATGCTGTTTGATAAAGCGCGTGTCCTTGCAGATGAAAGCACAGGCTTCCCGTCTTTTGCTCATGGGCAAACTGGCGTATCTGGTATTGGCCGTACAGCTAGTGGCATTTCAATGCTGATGGGTGCGGCTGCTGGCAGTATTAAAACCGTTATCAAAAATGTAGACGATTATTTGCTTCGTCCTCTTGGCGAAGGCTTCTTCCGTTTCAACATGCAGTTTGACTTTGACCCAGAAATTAAAGGCGACCTTGAAGTTAAAGCACGTGGTACAGAGAGCCTAATGGCTAATGAAGTGCGCAGCCAACGCTTGATGCAGTTCTTGCAAGTAGCAAGTAGTCCTGCTTTGGCACCGTTTGCAAAGTTCCAATATGTAATCCGTGAGATTGCAAAATCTATGGACCTTGATCCCGACAAAGTAACCAACAATATGAATGAAGCCGCCTTGCAAGCAGAACTGATGAAACAGTTCCAAGCACCATTGCCAGAACAACCACAGCAAGGACAGCCAGCACCTGCTGGTGCAGACGCTATGGATACTTCTGGTGCAGGTGGCGGCACAATTGGTGTAGGACAGGCTCCTATACCGGGTGAACAAGGATTTAGTGGAAATGAACAACCAACAAATATTGAGCAAACTCAAACCGTGGGTCAACAACAACCGCCAGTGGGAAGCGTTCAGTAGTTATATAGATACGTTGATAGAGCAGCAGCACAAGGCTCTAGAACAATCAGACAATAACATCCTCATGCACAGATCACAGGGTGCTATTTCTACATTGCGTAAACTTAAAACTCTTAGGGACGAAGTAAATAGTGCGTAACCTAGACGAACAAATGGATTTGTTTAACTCTCGCTCAAGTAACTTTGAGCCGATTGAACCTTTGCCTAAAAACCCTATTACGGGTGAGCCAGAATTTACAGAGCCTTTTGATCCAGAGTTATTGGCAGAAGCTAAACGTGACGTACAGAAAGCCCCTATTGATATTGCTGAAGGTGCTATTACTGCGCCAATAACTGCAGCAGGAGACATTGTTGATCTAGGGGCTATGCTTCCTGATACAACACCAGAACAAGCCCTAATATCTCCTACATATGCTGCTATTGAAGAAACATTTGATATACTAGCAAGAGCCGGTATTAGTCGTGATAATGCGGTAAAACTTATCAATGAAAATACTCCTATAAATCTTGAAGATAATGTTGGCGAGTTTGTAGGTGAAGCAGTGGGTGTTACAGCTACAGGTGTTGCGAAAGCTGCCACTGGTCTTGCTAAGATTGCATCCAAGTACGGAGATGAAGCAGGTAAATATCTAAGTGAAATTGGGAATGAACTTGGCGACATGTTCCGTGCAGCTACTCCCGGTGGCGATGACTTTGATGGCATGGCCCCTGCAACGGTTAATGCAGGAACGACCATTAAAACCAGCACGGACTTTGAACGCCCTAGTATATTTAGAATTTTTGGCGGAACACAGGGACGCACTGCCGATACCCGAATTAAAAAAGCAGAAGAAGCTGAAAAGGTAAACTCTGACCCTGAGTACGTATTTAAGGAGTCTAGCGTTTTCCGTGGTGAAGATAAGAAAGTTCGCTACGAAATAGCCACAAAAGATGTAGAACTTTTGCCTTATTTTAAAAAGCAGGGTAAAGTAGACGATCATCCTGAAATTAAAGACGACAAAGGCAACGTGGTACAAGAACAAATGTATCAGGTCTTTGAAGACCCGTCTATGAAAAGAAAAATTGTTCTTGCAGATATTATCAAGTTTGATGAACTGTTCAAAGAATACCCCCATCTTAAAGGTACGCAGGTTCGTCGTTTAGGAGATGCGGCTGCAGAAGACGGCACACGTGCTATGTATGATTCTTTTGATGATGTTATCTATGTAGCAGACTTAGAAGAAGAAGAGTTTATATCTATTCTTTTGCACGAAATACAACATGCCGTAGACCATTTTGAGGGTCGTCAGTATGGTGCAAGTCCTACAATGTTTAGCACAGAAGCAATGCGAGAAGCAACTTCTAAGTTGGAACAATTAAAGGGTGAACGAAACAACTTTTTTCATTTTATAACAAATAAAGAGACATCTGAAAACTTTGAAAAGTATACTCCAGATGAATTAGATAAGCTGCGATCTAATGAGTTTCAGTTACTTATGTCTTCAGTATATTCTGATAAATATGTAAATGATGAAGCATTTGACGTCTACAGAAAAAAATTTGATCCTATTATTGCAAAGTTTGCAGATTGGGAACAAGCAGATTTTCAAAAGCTAATAAAGCTACGTAACGAATATGACATATTAGAAAAACAAGCCAAGATTGATGAGAAAGAAGCGTTTCGTAAATACCGTAGCGCAGGTGGCGAAGTAGACGCACGTAATGTACAGATACGTAGATCAAAACCAGAGACACAGTTGAATGTGTTACCAAGTAAAACGGCAGACATGCCTAAAGACTTGGACTTAATAGATAAGTTTGGTAAGCCGGTTAGCCTATCAGAAAAATCTCCGCTTCGTGTGCTATTTGACGAACTGCCTGAGACGGAACGTGCAATGCTTCCACCACAGCCAGATGCAAATAGACTATATGGATATCATGGTACAGCCAGTGCGCGAGGGGCGGACGAACCTTTTTTTGATATTAACTTTGCACGTACCAACGACCAGTTTCTTGGCGAAGGATTTTACTTTACGCTTGATCCTGAAGTAGCATCTGAGTATGCAAGCCTACGCTCTATTGGCAGAAACTTTGAAAAAACCATCAAGGGTGATGCTGCACGTAAAATTTTGACAACACCAAATGTGCAAAAAGAGTTTGTTGGTGGTTTAGGTAAAGATGTATCTGTTCACGTAACGCCCGGTGGCGATTATGTTACTGTCGGCAGCATTATGAAGGGCAAAAATATTTATGGCGAAGACATTGCGCAGGGGCAGTATGTTGGTCGCTTCGATCTGTCTAATCTCAAGAAACCATACGTAGTCCGCACAGAAAAGCAGCGCACAGAACTTAAAGACAAAATACCAGAATTAAAAGAACAAGGATACGACTCTGTTCTATTTGCTGATTTTAAAGACCGGTCTAAACAAATCATGGTCTTTCCAGAGCATATGGATAAGATTGATACGTCTGCCATTGCAGGACGCAGTGCTAGTGTTGTTACAGAAACACCTAAAGAAATGATTTCTGTATTTCCTAAACCAGAGCGTATGTTTCCTGAAGGAGATAGACCAAAAGGCGGCGATTATTTGAATCCACAAACAGGTGAAGTGCTTAGTGGTAGAAATGTTTCTTCAGCTAATATAAAAATTAATCCCGATGGAAAGCCTTCTTTTAAAGTATCTAATGACGATGTGGAAACAATAGGTTCTACAGGCAAAGGTAAATCTAATATTAAGGTAAACTTGTTTAAGAAAAAGGCAGGTTGGAAATGGGATTCTGCGCCAACAAACTATGCAAATGTGGAAACTCTTGTTTCAGTAGAACACAAAGGTAAACATTATTATACAGTAGAAACTGATTTTACTTCTGGCGTAAATCTTAAAAAATATCCAGACTCAAAAACGGAACCTCGACTACGGCCTACTCTGATAGGTAGTATAGAACTTGGTGAGCCGGTAGGAACAATATCAGTACGTGGAAAACAACATCCTGTTTATTCACAAATTAAAACATTTAACAAAGGTGGAGTAGTATCTATGGATAGACAAATGAGTATGTTTGAAGACGGTGGTCTTATGGATGAAGGTGGTACAATAGACCCTGTGTCTGGTAATGACGTACCACCCGGCTCTACTCAAGAAGAAGTGCGAGATGACATTCCAGCACAGCTTAGTGAAGGCGAGTTTGTATTTCCAGCAGATGTAGTTCGATATTGGGGATTGGATACTCTTATGCGTATGCGCCAGCAAGCTAAGATGGGTCTACGCATGATGGAAGAAATGGGTCAGATGGGCAACAGCGAAGAAGCTACTATTCCTGACGACATTCCTTTTGACATTAATGATCTTGACATGGAAGACGAACCAGAGTATAATGTAGGTGGTTTTGTTCCTGCTAATCAACAACAGCAGGAAATGGGAATATCGGGATATCAAGCAGCACCAATGCCTACTACCTCATATGCGACACAACCTATTCAGGCTGCGTCACAACAGTTTGTGCAGCCTGTAACTCGTCCAGCACAGGCATACGTACCTACACAGCAAGTGCCTACACCTATGCCTACCTTTGGTGAAATTACCGGGCCGGGTGTTCCAGAGGTAGACTTTGAGTTTGCTACCTTCCGTAATGAAGCAGGTCAGGAAATTCAACTGCGAATTAAAAAAGGCAGTCGTGGTGAACTTCTTCCGGGCGAAGTATTGCCCGAAGGTTATAGCTGGGTTGATCCTACAGCAACGAAGACAGAAGAAGTAACCACTGCTCCTACTACATACCAGACAACACAAGTTACTAAACCAGAAGGTGATGGTGATGCAGAACGTCAACGCCGTGAAGAAGAAAGATTTGGACCGGGTGGTGGAAGACTTGCGGTAGACGGTGTTGTTTATGGTGTTTCATTTGATATGCCCGAAGGATTTATTCCGGGAATAGGCACTGGATTATCAACAGCTTTTGGTTTAGCAGCAGGAAAACCTTTGCCTGAAGATGTAACAGTAAACTTTAAACGTGATGATACTACATTTAGACTTACAGGCACAGAATATAATCTACTAAAAGATAATCTAACTAATCAAACAGGTCAAAATTTGATTAATAAAGCTATTGATAGAACTGATACACAAGATAGAATACGTGCTGTTACAGACAAATATGCTGAAGCATTATCTTCTGATGACAAAGATACTTCTCAAAATGCTCAGAAAGTAGTAAATGCGTATATCAAGCAAGCAGTAAAGAAAAACATTGACAAAAAAACAGGTCAAGTTATCAATCCGTTTGAAGCTAATAGAGGCCCTTCTCCATCACAAGCACCTACTTTGTCTCAAATGCGACAAAAAGAAAGTGATGGAAGCGGTGCTTCGTCTAGCGGCACTACTAAATCTTCCGGTGCAGATTGGAGTGCGGGTTCATCTTCTAGTGGCACAGGAAGTGGCACAGGAAGTGGCACTGGATATGATAGAGATACAGACAGAGGTGGTGGTGGTATAGGCGGGGGTTTTGATGATTTTCGCGCCAAAGGCGGTTTAATTGAAAAACCCAAGCCAAAAACTAAAAAGATGAAGCGAGGTGGACTAGCTTCTAAAAAATAGTTCACATATATGTTGGCTACCTGATCCCCCACCCGACGTGGCTACGGTTGGCCCCAACTTGGAGAATAGAAAAATGGCAGAGTCTGCTACAATTATGGCTGAAGAAATGCAGCCAGAAAAGAAAGTCGCTTTTGCAAATCGTAAGTACACTAACGAAGAAAAGCGTAGAATAGAAGAAGAAGAACTTGAGCAACTAATCAAGGAACAAAAAAACGAAGTAGGACAAGAAGCTGCTGAACCAGAAGAAGAACCTGTAAACGCAGAAGAAAAAACTTTTAAGAAACGTTACTCAGATTTGCGTAGGCATCAGCAGCAACAAGCAGAAGAGTTTAAAAAAGAAATTGCAGAACTCCGCAATCAACTCGACAGTGCTACAAAAAAAGAAATGAAGTTGCCTAAGTCCGATGAGGACATTGAACAGTGGGCAAAAGATTATCCTGACGTAGCAGCCATTGTTGAAACAATTGCAATGAAGAAGGCACGTGAGCAATCTACTGCTCTGGAAGAACGCCTCAAAGCAATTGACGAAATGCAACTGTCTGCTACAAAAGAAAAAGCTGAAGCAGAACTTATGCGTTTGCATCCTGACTTTGACGAAATTCGTGACGATGACGCATTTCATGAGTGGGCAGAAGACCAGCCAAAGTGGGTACAAGATGCATTGTACGATAATGACAATGACGCACGTTCTGCTGCACGAGCAATTGACTTGTATAAAGCTGACATGGGAATTGATAAGAAAAAACCTAAGTCAGATAAAGATGCTGCAAAGTCTGTGTCTACAAAGAACAGTCGCAGCAAACCTCAAGAGAATGAAGCATCTACATATTTGAAAGAGTCGCAAGTACAAAAAATGTCGCCTCAAGAGTATGAGAAGCGTTCAGACGAAATCATGGAAGCTATCCGTAGTGGTAAGTTTATCTATGATGTATCTGGTTCAGCCAGATAAAAAAGTGTTGACAAATAGTTAAAAGTAAGTATAACTATAGTCATCAAGGGTGTAAGTAGGTTAGCTACCCGCTTACACCAATCAGCAAACACAACCTATGTCTTACGGATTACCTGACGAACATGGCCCGTTGACTATCTGGTAGGCCAACTAGATAAGATACGCACCCATAGTGAATCAGCCTCTGATTAGTCTGGTGAGTTTGTATCTGTTTAAATGCCAATAATAGGAGAAATATCATGGCTTTTACATCCGCAGCTGGGTATGGTAATCTTCCTAACGGTAATTTTTCACCAGTCATTTACTCCAAACAGGTGCAACTTGCTTTCCGCAAGGCCGCTGTTTGTGAGGCAATCACCAACTCCGATTACTTCGGTGAGATTGCTGCAATGGGTGATTCCGTTAAGATTATCAAGGAACCCGAAATCACAGTTAAGGCTTACGCACGTGGTACAACCATCACGCCGCAAGACCTTGACGATGAAGACTTCAGCCTGACCATTGACAAAGCTAACTACTTTGCATTTAAGGTTGACGACATTGAAGAGGCACACAGCCACGTTAACTTCCAGAGCCTCGCCTCTGACCGTGCTGCTTACCGCCTCGCTGACCAGTTCGACCAAGACGTTCTTGGCTACCTGTCTGGTTACACTCAGTCGGCTATCCACGGTACGCCGGATACTGTCAACACTACCACTAACGGTACTGTTGCTGTATCTACTGCTGGTTCTGACGAACTGCTTTCTAGCATGAAGCTGGAAGGTACTAACTTCAACGATGGTGGTGGTTCGCTGTCATCTAACGAAGCAATTGCTATCCTGCCACGTGCAGGTGGCTCAACACCTCCAACTAATGCTGGTGATGCAAACCCATTGCAAGTTATTGCTCGTATGGCTCGTTTGCTTGACCAACAGAATGTTGACACGCAGGGACGCTGGCTCGTACTTGACCCGGTATTCATTGAGGTGCTGAAAGACGAAGACTCTCGTCTTTTTGATGCAGACTTTGGTGGTTCGGGTCTTCAGAATGGTATTGTTAGCAATAACATTCTTGGCTTCACTGTCTACCAATCTAACAACCTTCCTGCCGTTGGTACTGGTCCGTCATTTGCTGGCGCAAACAGTGCAGTTAACTACGGCGTGGTTGTTGCCGGTCATTCTTCTGCTGTTGCAACTGCAGAGCAGATTAATAAGACCGAAACCTACCGTGACCCTGACAGCTTCGCTGACATCGTTCGTGGTATGCACCTGTATGGCCGCAAGATTCTTCGTCCTGAAGCACTTGTTAACGCCAAATACCATCTGGCTTAAGGGAGGATTAGATTATGCCTACAGTAACTACACTTTCTTCTGCCGCACGTGGTGCTGGCGCACGAGGCCGTCAGCCGTACATGGTACAGCATGAAATTGATATTGCTGCTGCAGCTACCGCTAAAGGTTCTGCGCTGGCTGCTGGCGACATTGTTGAAGCCATTTCAGTTCCTGCTGAAACCATGATTATGGCTGCTGGTATTGAAATCATGACTGCCGCTACAGCTACTGCTGCTACCGTACACCTTGGTGTAACTGGTGGTGACGTAGATAACTGGGCAGTTGATTTTGACATCACTGGTGCTGCTGGTACTTACAGCACTGTGCCTGAAGGCGATGCTAACCCTGTAATGGTTACTTCTGCTGATACTCTTGACGTTGAACTGAACGCTGTCACTTCGCTGACTGCTGGTAAGATTCGCGTTTGGGCGTTGATGCTTAACGTATCCGACATGGGAAGCATGGGTGCTGACGAAGTAGACCGCGACACACTCGCCTAACTAACGTATTGGGGCAGCTTTCGGGTTGCCCCTTTACATCTTTTGATTTTCTTGGAGAGAAACTATGGCAATTACAACTGCTATGTGTACCAGTTTTAAATCTGAACTGATGGGCGGCACTCACGACCTTGATACGGATGTGCTTAAACTGGCACTTATTAAAGATACCCCTACTGGCACATATGATGCCACAACTACGAATTACTCTGATGTAACTGGTAACTCTGATGAGGCTACTGGTACTAACTACACTGCTGGTGGTCAGAACCTTGATGGCGCAGTTATTGCGACAAGTGGCACGACTGCTTATCTTGACTTTACTGATGAAGTGTTTGCTGATGTAACTGTATCAGCAGATGGTTGTATCATTTACAATTCATCAAAAGCCAATCGTGCAATCGCTGTCATTGACTTTGGTGGCACTGTTGCTGCTACGGCTGGTGACTTGACTATTGAATTTCCTACTGCTGACGCATCCAACGCAATCATTCGTATTGCATAAGGAGTAGAACATGGCGTTCTACGATTCCTCTGATGCACTTTATGGAACTGGTGTTTATGGCTCCCCACTATACGGAGTTGTAACACCTAATGTTGCATTAACAGGAGTCAGCGCGACAGTAACAGTAGCATCAGTTGCGGTTACTGGTTTTGAGATTGACATCTCTGAAGTTCTTGACAGCGTATCTGCTACTACTTCTGTAGGCACACTACAAGTAAATATTACTGAAATACTTTCAGGTGTAAGTGCTACTGTTTCCATCGGTACACTGGAAGCAAAAACTACAGAAGCAATTGATAGCGTATCTGCTACAGCTTCACTTGGTTCAATACAAGTAAATGTTACCGAAATTATTAGTGGCGTACAAGGTACATTTGCAGTCAACGATAATTGGAACATTCGGTCTGTTAAGACTGTTCCTGTGTCTGGTGTCGTTGGAACAACTGCAGTAAACGATACATTTAACTTTGTAGTCACAATCGGGCCTATCGCAAGTGTAAGTGCTACAGCAGTGCTTGGGTCACTGCAAGAGGTCACAACCAGCGAACCACTTGACAGTGTATCGGCTACGGTATCCATCGGAACGATTACAGCCACAGGTGTACAGTTTGACTTTGAGGCAGTCAAGACATTGTACGACAGACGCAGAACTGCATATGTTGAAAAACAACTGCCTCGTATTGTATATGTTGCAAAACAATCTACTGCCGCTGAAAGACGTGCGGCTGCGTAGGAGAACAAAATGTCATTTCGCTGGCCTGTAAAAGACCCTGATGAATCACTAGACTATAGCATGGACTGGTCACGTTTTCTTGACACAGCTACTATTTCATCTGTAACATGGTTTGTTAAGACGCCAGAGATTGGAAAGACGCAGATTGATGCTGGCGAAACTTTGACTACGGCTTCTGGCAGCACAGTCACTGATAGCATTCAGAATATCTCACAGACTAATACAAACACTGTAGCTACAATCAATCTTGGTGGCGGTGTATTAAATAGAGATTACTCATTTATTTGTCAGATTGTAGACAGCACAGGTAGTACTGCTGAACGCACTGTTAAACTTAACATAAGGCAGAAGTAATGGCATATAATTATCTTGGACTTGTAAACGAAGTAAATAGACGACTGAATGAAACAGAACTTACGTCATCTAACTTTGCCAGTGCTTCAGGGTTTTATGCACACGCAAAAGATGCTATCAATGCTTCACTCCGTGATATTAACCAGACAGAATTTAACTGGCCTTTCAATCACGTTGAGCAAGAGGATGTCCTATCCGCTAACGTAACACGCTATGCTTTCCCACACGATGCTAAACTATTGGATTTTGACAGTTTCCGTATCAAGGAAGATAGCACACTTGGTAATGCTACCACGCGACTTGGTATCATTACATACGAAGAGTATCTTGATAAGTATGTAGACCAAGAATATAATAACACAGGACGGCAAGGTGTACCACAGTTGGTGGCACACGGTCCTGCACTTGAGTATATTGTAACACCAGAACCTAATGCAGCATATACTGTAGTTTACGAGTATTATCGTGTACCTGTAGACTTGGAACTGTATGATGACGTTCCTGCTGTGCCAGAAAGATTTAAGCATGTGGTTGTAGATGGTGCTATGCACTACGCATACTTGTTCCGTGGCAACTCGCAGGACGCTTTGATTGCTAAAGAGAAATATCAAGAAGGCATTAAGAATATGCGTTCTATGCTGATTAACCGCACTTACTATGTACGTTCATACATGATTCCACAGAACACTGGTGGTGGTGGACGAATGGGCTATGCGAGGTTGCCCATCTAATGGCTGATGCATGGCAGACCCATTCATTTGAATTTAAGGGTGGCTTGATTACAAACCTTTCTCCATATCAGCAAGGTTTTCAAGCACCGGGTTCTGCACGTATTCTGCGTAACTTTGAACCTTCAATCTTCGGTGGTTACACACGTATTGAAGGGTTTGATAAGTTTGATACGAATGCCCTGTCTAATACAGGTGTTGTTCGTGGAATACACCGCTACGATGATAAAGTGTTTGCTTGCCGTGGCAATGACTTGTTCTTCTCAACTGGTTCTGGTTGGACACAAGTAAGTGACAATGCTACATACAGTAGCGCAGGTGTTACCATCGGTGGTTCTGGCAAAGTACGTTTTTTGAAATACGACTTTGATGGTACAGAAAAACTGATGCTGGTTGATAGTACAGGTAAGCCATACAGATTTGACGGTACAACATTTGAACAACTAACATCACTGTCTGCAGATACATCTGGTTCAAGTTTTATTGTCAACTTTAAAAACCACATCGTACTTGGCAATGGAAAAAAGATAATTTTTTCTGCTCCATATGAAGATGATGACTTTACAATTGCTAACGGTGGTGGTATAATTAATGTTGCAGATACGATTACAGGACTGATTGTTTTCCGTGAGCAACTGATTATCTTCAGTGAAAGCAGCATTAATGTAATCAATGGTAATAGTGTAGCAGACTTTACAATGCAACCTGTTTCTCGTGACTTGGGTTGTGTGGCTGCAGATACCATTCAGGAAATTGGCGGTGACATTATATTCCTTGGTCCTGATGGACTGCGCCTCTTTTCTGCGACAGACCGCATCGGTGACTTTAGCCTTGCTGCTGTATCAAAGACTATTCAGGTTGAGATACTTGACCTAATCACAAGTAGCCCTAATGGTTTTGCAAGCACAGTCATTCGTGAGAAAAGTCAGTATCGTTTGTTTGGTTACAATACCAGTTACACTAATGACTCTGGAAAAGGTATTGGTGCTACACAGTTGCAAGAAGGTATAGCCTTCAACGATATGCGAGGCATCAACGCATTTGTAACATACAGTGAGTATGATGGATTTGCAGAACGTATCTACTTTGCTAATGCAGATGGATATGTATATCAGATGGAGCAGGGCAATACATTTGATGGAACAGATATTCCAGCAACATTTGCCACACCGTTTGTTCCTTTGGGCGACCCCAATGTCCGTAAGACAATCTACAAAGGAACAACTTATCTGGACGTGAATGGTGACTTTGACCTTGAGTTCTCACTCAAGTTTGACTTTGATCAGCCGGGTTCAGTTCAACCAGACTCTGTGTTGTCAAGTGATGCAGCCGCATCTATTACATACGGTTCTGGTATTTATGGTACATCATTGTTTGGTGTTAAACAAAAAGCCATATATGATGTACAGACAATAGGTTCAGGATTTACAGTGTCAATTTTATACGAAACAACAGGAACCAACACAGATGCTGTATTTACGATTGACGCTGCCACGTTGCAGTTCACTACCAACGCTAGGAGATAATAATGGGTACAGGTTACACTCGTAATGATACCGCCAACAACATTGCAGACGGGAACGTAATCAACGCCTCTGACCTTGACGGAGAGTTTGATGCAATTCAGGCAGCGTTCAACGCAACAACTGGTCACAGTCACGATGGTACGACAGGTGAAGGTCCACAAATCGGCACAGGCGGTATTGCTGATTTAGCGGTAACAACTGGTAAGATTGCCAATGACGCTGTGACACTTGGTACTAAAACATCAGGTAACTATGTTGCTACTGGTGCAGTAAGCGGTGTAGGTCTATCTGGTTCAGCCAGTGCTGAAGGCGCAACATTTACAGTCACATCTAATGCTACAGACGCAAATACAGCAAGTACAATCGTTGCTCGTGATGCAAGTGGTAATTTTTCTGCTGGTACAATTACTGCTAATTTGTCAGGTAATGCTACTACGGCTACAACTGCGACAACGGCTAATTCTGTTGCAGCAGATTCAGTTGCATTAGGTACTGATACAACAGGCAACTACGTTGCTGCTGGCGCAGTTAGCGGTGTAGGTCTTTCAGGGTCTGCTTCTAGCGAAGGCGCAACATTTACAGTTACATCCAATGCCACCTCTGCAAACACGGCAAGCACCATTGTAGCCCGTGATGCAAGTGGCAATTTTTCTGCCGGAACCATCACGGCTAACCTTACAGGAACAGCATCTAATGCTACCAACGCCGCCGATGCAGCCCTGCTTGACAGCCTTGACAGCACACAGTTTCTTCGTAGCGATGCAGCAGATACCAAGACAGCAGGTGACTTGTCTTTCGCAGATAACGTGAAGGCCGTGTTTGGTGCTGGCGGCGATTTTGAGATTGTTCACACTGGCACCAATACAAACTTGAGAGAAAACGGAACTGGTAATCTTAATGTCTGGGGCGATGACATTTATTTTTATAATTCTGCCGGAACCGAAACCAAAGCATCTTATCTGTCAAACGGTGCAGTAACGCTTTACTACGACAACTCACCCAAACTCGCCACCACCTCTGGCGGCATTGACGTAACTGGCACGGTCACGGCTGATGGGCTGACTGTAAGCACAGACAGTTATAGACAGTTATTGCTAACATATCCTGATGCTTTCACATCAAAGCTACAGGTGGGCTTTTCTAACTTTTATGTGCAGGGGTCGTCTACGACAGATGAATTAACAATAGCAAATAACTCAAGCGGTCAGACTAAGTTTATAAATCAAAGCAAGGCCTCTTTGCTTATTGATAACTCAAACGATATCAGCTTCTACGACTCAACGGGGTCAAGCCAATCGTTCTACTGGGATGCCAGTGAAGTACGATTAGGGCTAGGAACTACAAGTCCTGCCAGAAACCTTCATCTGTATGCAGAAAATTCGGACGCTTCTGTCCGGTTTGAAAATACTGCAAATAGTAAGGTGTTTGAAATTAACCCCTCAATACCGGGGGTTGCTAACACCGGATTAAGCATAGTCAACGTCACTGACAACACCGTCCCACTACACGTTGATAACAGCGGCAACGTGGGCATCGGAGTGTCAACAGTATCCGGTAAACTGCATTTGAGTGAAAGCGGTGCTACCAATGCCGCCGCCACGATTTTTTCTCTTGATGGTTATCACAGCACGTTCGGCGCAAACCTAGCTAAAAGTTCAGGCACATATACCACACCAGCTACAAGCCTTTCTGGTGGTGCGTGGGAATATCAGCCAGTCAATAGTTTGAATGGACACGGCCAGATGATTTATTTGTCTGCGCCCGACACAAACAGTTCGGCTGCAACACCTCTGGAGAGACTTCGAATAGATAACAGTGGCAATTTTTTATTGGGCAAAAGCACAGCGTCTGGCGCAAACACTGAAGGCGTTGAACTCAGGCCAACTTTGTCTACGTTCACAAGCGATGGTGGAACAGCGGTTTATGTTTCTAGGCTGACTAATAATGGTGATTTAATTAGCTTTGAAAAAGACAGCACCGCTGTGGGGTCTATCGGTGTTGACGGTGGTGACAACCTCTACCTGACAGGAGAATCAGGCAACACAGGCGGCATCTACATGAACGATGCTGCTGTCAGCCCTGCATATCAAGGCGCAGAAAGAGATGCGTACTACGACTTGGGTAAAGGGGCGGCACGGTGGAAAAACCTTCACCTCTCAGGCCAAGCCAACGTAGGCACAGCGGTTGCCGCTACGCAATCTGCCAGCGTGACAGGTTCAACCACACTTGATTTCAGCACCTATCAAAACTTTATCTTGACGATGACAGGCAACATCACTCTGGCGCAACCGTCAACGGAGCAAGCTGGGCAATCTGGTTTCATCATTTTTATCCACAGCGGTGCGGCACGAACTGTATCACTTGGCGCAGATTACGAAACTGCTGGTGCCTCTGGTCTTACTTTGTCGGGTGCAAGCGGTGCGGTTGACCTTGTGCCGTATGTCGTGCAGTCAAGCGGCAACATCCTGCTTGGCGCACCGCAACTGGCATTCGCGTAGGGAGTAACTATGTCTGGTCCTTTTGGTTCAAGTCAATGGATGTACGCATCAGGCGGGTTTTACGGCACTGAGATTGATAACTCGTTGCGGTTCAATGACAATGACAGTGCATATCTATCTCGCACACCATCATCTGCTGGCAACCAACAGATTTGGACTTGGTCTGGCTGGGTGAAGCGGGGGAATATTACGCTTGGTTCA